CAAATTAATTGGTTATATACAAGAAATAATACTTTGAAAAAAGAATGTTTTGATATGGCTGATTCATATACTTGTGTTCTTGGTTATATGAAAGAACAAAAAATTTGGTAATTCTTTTTTTTTTTTTGATTTTTTTAAGGTAGGTTGGTATTTATATAATAAATAAAGAAAAAAATACATTTTAATATGAAAAGAATAGTAAGATTAACTGAGTCAGATTTAGCACGTATCGTTAGACGAGTTATTAATGAAGAAGGTGAAGGACCTATAGGTATGCCAAATCCTTCAACACAGGGAGCTCAGCAGGCTGAAATGCGTAAGGGGCCTTTAGTAGGAACAATGGTTGTGCGTAACCGAGATGGTGAAGTTGAATTTGGACAAACAATTGAATTTAAATTCAGGGGTCTTAGAAATGCTGGAACTGCACCACTTACTATAACGAAAATTATGCCTATGAATGACAACATGACAATTGTTGAGCGAGGGCCTTTTACCGTAGAACCTGGTGAAACTTTTGAGATTACAGCAAAACAAAAATTAGTAAAGGGTGGTACTTCAACAGAAAATATGGACCAAAATGGTGTTGTAGATTATGAACAAAGAATAATGGTAATGACTGACGGAAAAAAACAAAAATATCAATTAGTTTGTCGTCAAAAAATGTTTTTCTTTGACGGAAATAGATAATAAAATAATATAATATTTTAAACCCACCCCATAAAGGTGGGTTTTTTGTTAATTGACATTCCCTTTAAAATTCGTATCTTTTAGGTATGAAAGAAGAATCCCTATTGGTTGATTTATTGTTAACGATGTTTGGTGAACCAAAAAACGTTAATGAATCCAGCGGTCAAATGTCTGTTGACTGTCCGGTATGTTCATACGATATTAAAGCGTTAGATAAAACTGATGGAAAGGGTAACCTTGAAATCAATTTCCATCAACATGTATATAAATGTTGGGCATGTGCTGAAACGCATGGCACATACGGACATTTAGGAAAACTAATAGATAAATATGGAAACAAAAAAGATAAAAAAGTTTATAAACTAATCAGACCTGATGAGTTTGAAAAGAAAGAAAAAGTTTATAAACCGATGGAACTACCAAAGGAGTATAAAAAGTTTGAAGAAATCCATCCGCTACACATCCCAAGAAAAGAAGCGTACAACTACTTAAAAAATAGAGGTATCACAGATGAAATCATTAATAAGTACAATATAGGATTATGTATTGAAGGTGAATATGCTGGAAGAATTATTGTGCCATCATATAATAAAAAGGGTGAACTAAACTTTTTTGTATCAAGGTCTTGGAACCCAAGAAGTAGATTAAAATATAAAAACCCTGAAGCAGCAAAAGACTTTTTAATTTTCAACGAGAGTTTAATTGATTGGAAAAAAGACATATATCTTGTTGAAGGTGTGTTCGATAGTTTCTTTTTGGATAACTCAATATGTTTACTTGGAAAATATATTAACGAGAACCTTTGGGAAAAATTATACACAAAAGCAAAAAAGAATATCATAGTATGTTTGGATGGTGACGCTTATTTTGATGCCAAAAAGTTATTTGAAAAATTAAATGGGGGTGTTCTTTACAACAGAGTGAAATTGGTAAAACTACCAAAAGATAAAGATGTCTGTGATCTCAGAGGAGACATAGAAAAATATTATGAGGAAATTAAATAATGGATTTAAAAATTATTGCAAAAGAACTTCGTGAATTAATCACGGAAAAACAAAAAGAACTTGAATTAACATTTGAGGAAGAGGCCCACAAATATACGATGAAAGATTTGGACGGAAACGTGAGGTCAGATTTTCCATCCGTATCTAAACTAATGAAATTATTTTACGATGAGTTCCCAACGGAAGAAATTGCGTATAAAAAGGCAAAAGGTGACCCGTATGAGGCACAACAACTTATGGATGAATGGGCAAGAGCTGGGACCACATCAACAAACATGGGAAGTAGAGTCCACTTTGAATTGGAAACTGAAACTCTATCTATGTTTGATATAGAAAAAGAGGTAAGACAACCTGTTTATGAGTGTGACCTTGAAATGACTATGAAGGGGGATAGAATGATTAAAGCCGGTAAAAAGTTCTTAAAGTTAATGAAAGAAAGGGGTGCGGTATTACTTGATACTGAGATGGTTTTGGGTCATCCTGAATTGGGATACACTGGCCAACCCGATAAATTTTGGTTAATGTTAAATAAAGAAAAAACCGGTTTTGGTTTTGTTGTAACAGACTGGAAAACAAACAAACCAAAAAACATGGAAACAAATACCTTTACAAAACCGATGAAAAAACCATTTGAAAAGTTACCAAACAATGCTCTTGGTCACTATAATACTCAATTACCGTTCTATGCCAAACTATTATTAAAGATGTTGGAAGGGACAAAATACAGTGATATTAAATTCTTTGGGGGGGTTATCGTTCACTTAACGGATGAAATGGAATTTGTGGAATATAGAATACCAAAAGAAGTATTTGATGGAATTATCAAAATGGATATTAAAAAATATTTGACTAAATAAACTAAAACAATTATATTATGAACACAATAGAATATGTGTGGTACTATACCACCACCTTAGACAAACAAATAGGAGAAGTAAAAATAAACTACCAAATAAAATAATATGGATGATATCATCAAACCAAAAATTGATTTAAGACAACAAGAAACTATCACTTGTGGTGATTGTGGGTCTAAATTTTTTAAAGAAGTGGTACTTTTAAAGAAAGTACCTAAATTATTAACAGGAAGTCACGAAGACACGATTGTACCATTCCCAACTTATATGTGTAATAGTTGTAATCATGTGAACGAAGATTTTCAATTATTTGATTAAAATGGAAATTGGAAAAATGACATTATCTGAAGCGTACCCTCATCTTAGAAGTGTTGCTTTGGCTTACGGATTAAATTTAAATAGAGTTAGAGAATTTAGATTCGCTAGACTTATATTGGTAAACCTATATAATAGAGAATTAGTATGACACACAAAGAATTTTACATTTGGTTGGAAGGTTACCTATATGGTAAACTTGAAAATAAACATATTGACATCACGCCAATAGTTGAAAAAATGGGTGAAGTAAATGATGAACCAAAATTTGGAATTGCCGAACCTTATAGAATACCAACACCAATTAATCCTTTTCCAAAAATAGATCCGTATCAACCACCATTTGAAGTGTATTGCGGAGATAAGACACAATTAAACGATTAAATTATGAAAAACTTATTAACTGTTATATGTTTGTTATTTATTATGGTTTCATGTAAAACAAATTCTAATTGCGACAATTACTTGCAATTATTAAAAAGACAAACGGACTCTCTTGAAACCCAAATTAAAAATAAAAAAGATTCTATTAATCTATTAAACAATTATATAATTTTCTTAGAAAATGAAACACAGTTTTTAGGTAGTGTGCTTGCAGAGAAAGAATTAGAAGACGGTATTGAATAACAAATAAATTAAACAAACAAATAATTAAAAATGAAAAAAAGAACACTTAACGAATTAAGACAAGAGAAAGAATATGGGTATAAGGCACCATTAACGAATACAGATTTTAATGAGATGGAAATAACAAAACAAATTAAACTTGCGTTAGAAAACTCTAACTTAAATGTTGTTATTACACCAATTATGTTAGATCCAAATGAATTTATACCTGTATTAGGTGTGTTAGTAAAAAACGAGGATTCAAGTTATACTAGAAAATATACAATAACGGTTAAACCAAACAATTAAATAATGAAATCAAGCATAATGTTAACCATCCTTTTATTATTTATTACATTCACATCTGTATCTCAGATAATAGGAACAACATATAAGCTTGATAGTATAGAAATCGCACAATATGATTTACCAACAGAGGTAACGTGGTATAATGCTAAAAGAGAGTGTAAAGAATTAGGTAAAGGTTGGAGATTACCAACTAAAGACGAATTAGACAAAATGTATGAAAATAAGGACCTGATAGGTAATTTTGTTAATACTAATTATTGGAGTTCTACCGACCATAATTCTGATTATGCTTGGATGCAAGTTTTTACACACAAACTTATAGCAATAACCTTAAAAGAAGGACATATTAACGCTAGAGCAGTCAAAACAATAAAATAGAAATAAAAAATGATTAAAACTTTAGTACACTTTTCTGATTTACATATCAGATTATATAAAGACCATGATTTATACCGTTCAATATTAGAAACGGCAATTGAGCAATGGAAAGAATTGTCTCCTGACCGTATAATTTTTACGGGTGATTTAGTTCATTCTAAAAACCAAATGACACCTGAACTTATTGAATTTGTTGCTTGGATTTTAACTGAATGTTCATCAATTGCTAAAACAATCATTATACCTGGTAACCACGATTTTTTGGTAAACAATACTGAAAGATTGGACGCACTTACACCAATTATCAATTCTTTGAATAACCCAAACATTGTGTATTATAGAGATAGAGGTGTGTATGAAGATGATAATGTTAGTTGGTGTGTGTATTCACAATATCAAGGAAATATACCACCAGAAATCACTGAAGCAAATGGTAGACGTATTGGATTATTTCATGGACCTATTTCGGGGTTAAAAACAGATCTTGGTTTTGAGTTTGGTGAAGAGGCTTACGAGATTGAAAAGTTTGATGGGTTAGAAACCGTATTATGTGGTGATATTCATAAACGATCCGAGTTTCAAATTAAGGACGGTAAAGGGTATATGATTGGGTCCACAATCCAAAACAACATTGGTGAAAGTATTGGAAGACACGGATATGGGATTTATAATGTTGAAACTAAAGATTATTCTTATGTTGATGTACACAACCCAAAACCTTTTTTAAAATTCACTATAAATTCTTTTGAAGATATTGAAAATGGAACTGAATTACTCAAAAATCTTTAATAAAGAAACTCTCGGCGGTGTCGAGAGTTTTTGTAAACTTAATAATATTGATGATATTGATAGTTTTATTAAAAACATTTTTCAAGAAGGGTTTAACATAAAGAAGTATGGTCTTTTGGGAAAAACACTTAATGAAGGTGAAAAAGACTTAAAAACGGGTGGGATTGAAGAAAAACGGGTGGAAATTGAGGTAATCCGAGAAATACTAGTGGAAGTACCTGTTGAGGTTATTAAGGAAGTTGAAAAAATTGTCACAAAAATAGAATACATTAGTGACAAAAATGGTGAGACTGAATTGTTGTCAAAAATAGAACACTTAAACGAAGAAGTTTCGATTAAGACCACTGAAATTGACAAAATTAGACAAGAATTTTCCACTAAAACGACAGAAATGGAAAGTTTTTTCCAAAATGAAATGTCTAAAAAGGATAATGAGTTAGACGAACTTAGACGTAATTTAGACATTAATTCAGACGATAATAAGGTTAAAATGCTTCAACAAACCGTTCAAAATCTAACTGGTCAGGTTAGAGATTTGAAAAAGAAAAATGAAGAATTAAATAAACAAATGTTAGAAAAACCAATAGAAAGTGACTTTACAAGAGCTCGTTTTCATGGTAGTTCTAACCTAAACAATGATTTATACAGATGATTATGAATTTATTAATTTGGGCAGTCGTAGCCTATGGAATGACGACAATTTTAGTTTATGGCTCAATCTTTAACGGATTGAGAAATTGGATACATAAAAACGCACAACCAGGTAATGGATTGAAAATATTAACTCCTGTGTTTTCTTTTGTGTCTGATTTAATTAAATGTATGTTATGTACATCAACATGGGTTGGGTTCTTTTTATCTTTGGCTTATTTTTCACCAAACGTAGAAATTATTGGACTTAACAAAATTTTAGCGGTATTCTTTGATGGTATGTTGGGTGCTGGATTTGTATGGGCAATCAACGCAATTATCGAATGGTTTGAAGAAAATAGACCGAGTAATAAATAATAACTAATAACATAAAATGGGAAAAGCAGCAAAAGCTCACAGAGCAAAAGTTTTGAAAAGAAACCAAGAACGTAAACACGTTGAAAAAAAAATGAAAAAAGAATGGGAGGCGGCATTTGAAGAACAAATGACTAAAATGAAAGAACAATTTGCATCCATGTCTGGTATGTCTGAAATGTCAGGTATTAGTGAAATGTTAGGTATGGGCAAAATGTTAGGTGAATTAACGTCAGAAACTGAAGAAACGGCATCAAATGAAGTATCAGAAGATACCACAGAATCAAACGAATCTGTTCAAGGAGAGTAAACCATTTAATTACAAAATTATGATTAAAGGATTGGATTTTTCTAAGTTTGAAAACCCAACTATTCAAGTTGTTTGGGAAGATTTGCCGGAAAACTTTACACAAGATAAACTCAAAAGTGTTAAACATTACTTTCAAAAAAAGTATAATACCACTAATGTGAATGTCTTAACAAAAGTTAAAAATGTTGAGAAAGACACAATGCAAAGTATTGATGTTTCTGTTAACATTTCGGACGCAAACTACCAGTTGGAACTTCTTAAAAAGTTTTTAGAATCAAAAGGTTATGGGAACTATCACGAAAATATTTTATTAATCAATCGCATGGTTGAAAATAAAATGCTCGAAAAACAAGAAGAATCCACACAATTTAAAAAGTGGTATATTCGAAATATAGAATTTTCCAATTTCTTATCATATGGAGAAAACCAAAGATTAGATTTTGATAGTCTAAATGGTATTGTGGTTATCGAGTCAAACCCACCAAACTTTGGTGGTAAAACGGTATTGTCTGTCGATTTGTTGATGTTCTTATTTTTTAATGAAACGACAAAGACAACAAAGGCTGAAGAGATATTCAACAGATTTACCGACAAGGATAAAGTTACGGTTAAGGGTGAGGTTACAATTGATGGTGAAGATTATATTATTATTAGAACTATTGAACGTAAGTCATCTAAAAAGGGCGATTGGAATGTTAAAACGGAGTTAGACTTCTTTAAGAAGCTATCTGACGGTAGTTTACAGAATTTTCAAGGAGAACAACGAAGAGAGACCGAAGCGTTCATTAAAACGTCTATTGGTACCAAAGAAGACTTCCTGATGACCATTCTTACAACGGCAACAAACCTTGAAGAATTATTGGATGCAAAACCAACCGCTAGAGGTCAGGTACTTTCAAGATTTATGGGATTGGAGTTTTTAAAAACAAAAGAAGAAACAGCAAAAGAAGTGTATTCTGAGTTTTCAAAGTCAAAGATGTCTAATGTATATTCATCTGAACAACTAAAAACCGATAACGAGGATTTAAATACTAAAATTGGTGAGTTAACCACACAGATTGACGACATTAAAAAAGAACTTGTTGAGATTGATGAAAAGATATCAAAAGGAAAAGAATATCGTGATGACATATTGAAGAAAAAACACTCTGACATTGACCAAGAAATTTCGATACTTAATCCCGAAAATACTGAAGAAGAAATTAAAGGTATTGACTATAATAAGTCTGGATTTGTAACAAAAATGAATGAACTAAAAGTCGTTGAACCTTCGGAGTTTTACAAAGAAGAGGAACACGATAAAATTAAAGAAGAGTATAATGTTGTTTATAAAGATGTTGTAAGAATCGATACTGAAATTACATCAATCAATAAGTTAAAATCTTCTGTTGAGGGCGGAATTAAATGTGAACACTGTGGAATTGAGTTAATGAATGCTTCAATTACAAATGCAAAGATTGCCGAACTTGATGGTTATATTACGCATAAAGACCAAAAAGAAAGGTTAATGCAGGTTTTAACAGGCAAAGAACAAGCATTTGTACAACTTAAAAAAGAGTTTGATGAGTATGAAAAAAACAAACTCATTAAAGAAAAATACGAACTATCAATTGAATCTTGTGATTTAAAGATGGGGGTGTTAAAAGATAAGTTAAAACGATACGAAGAAATACAAGATAAGATTAAACAGAACCAACAAATTGACTCAATGTTAATTAAGGCTGATTTAAGATTAGACGAATTGGATGGTATGAAAAGAACTAAAAACAATGCTATAACCACCAATGAATATGAAATCAAATCTAAAGAAGAGAAGATTTCAAATAATAAAAAATTGATTGTTAAAATCAAAGAAGAGGAAGAAAAAGAAAAGATTTATAAAATCTATTTGGAGGCTTACGGAAAGAATGGGGTATCAAAAATCATTATGAAAACGATGATGCCATTAATCAACTCCGAACTTCAAAGATTAATGGAGGACTCTTGTTATTTCAAATTGGAAATCAGAATTAACGATAAGAATGAGGTTGAATTTATAATGGTTGATAATAGTTCGGGTGTTGAAAAGTTAATGGTTTCAGGTTCGGGGTACGAGAAGACAATAGCGTCTTTGGCGTTGAGATCGGTACTAAGTAAGATATGTAGTTTGTCAAAACCAAACGTGATTATTTTTGATGAGGTGTTTGGAAAAATTAGTAATGACAACTTGGATATGGTTTATGAATTTTTTGTTAAGATTAAAGACTATTTTGAAAAAATCTTCGTTATAACTCACTCGACCTTAGTTTCGCAATGGGCGGATTCTACGGTTAAGATTACCAAAGAAAATAATATTTCAAAAGTTTTAAGTAAATTGGTAACCAATTGATGTTTTATTCTTATATTTGTTAATATGAGAACTAAACAAGAATGGGAAAAAAGATATCAATGTGTTAAAAGACTAATGTCCGTTATGGATACATTGTCTGAAGATTTTGAAAACGATACTGAAATATTGGAGACGTGTGCTACGATGTTAAGAAATCCCATTATCTTTGACAATAATGTTAAGGATGTTAAAATACAACTTCCTTACCATATTGAAAATATGAAGAATGAAACTGAGGACCATTTAATTGGTATTTCAAACATTGTTTTGTACATATACAAGAAAAAACTACACAAAAAATGGAATTCTGTTGAGGACTTTAAAAAAACGTTAAAGGCGTTAAATGTCTTACTACCAATTGAAAAAGTTTTGAATAATAGTAAAGTATTCAAACACGAATGGAAGTTTACTTATGATACTATTGAATCATGTCTTTATTGGGACAAAAAATTAGAGTCCGTTGGTATAACAGAATTAATTTGTAACAAAACAAATGTTAAAGTTTCTGTAACAAAAATTAAAGAAATGTGGTATGAAGAAAACAAAGAATATTTATAAATTGATTAGTTAGTGATTATCACCTATACTTAGATATGGAAAAAAATCAAATTTATTTAGAAGATAACTTAGAGACTTTGTCTAAGATGTCTGATGATTACTATGATATGGTGATAACATCTCCACCCTATGATGACATTAGAAAATATAATGGATTTTCATTTGATATAGATACGTTAGCTCCCGAACTATACCGAACCACTAAGAAAGGTGGTGTGGTAGTTTGGGTGGTTAATGACCAAGTAATTAAAGGTTCTGAATCAGGAACAAGTTTTAGACAAGCGTTAAAATTTATGGATGCAGGATTTTTATTACATGATACTATGATTTATGAAAAAAATTCAAGTTCATACCCTGCCAGCGCTAAAAGTAATAGATATACTCAAATATTTGAGTATATGTTTGTATTCTCAAAGGGTAAACCCAAAACATCTAACCTAATATGTGATAAACCAAATAAATGGGCTGGTCATACAAATTGGGGTAAAAACACCAAACGTATTGGTGAAAATGAACAATTAGTTGAGGTTGGTGACATTAAACCTGTTCCTAATTTTAGTCCAAGAAATAATATTTGGAGGTACGTTAATGGTGGTGGATTTGCATCTAAAGATAAGATAGCTCACAAACATCCAGCAATTTTTCCTGAAGAGTTGGTTAGAGACCATATTAATACATGGACTAATAAAGGTGATTTAATTTATGACCCATTTATCGGGTCAGGTACTGTTGCTAAAATGTGCATTTTAATGAATAGAGACTACATTGGTAGTGAAATTTCACAAGAATATGTTGATATATGTAACGAAAGAATAAAAATTACATTAGATTCTTTGGAAAGTTAATTATGTTCATTATCTTTGTAGCATTATGGGAAGAAAAAGAAATATACACGGAGGAGGTGCAAACACAAACAAAAATGGTTTAGCATTTGAAGAAAAAATGAATTTATTAACCGCACTTGAAAATGTTGATGGTGTGGTGGTAAACAAAAATAATGAAGTTTTTAAAAACGGAGTTTTAATTGGGTTATATTGTCCAAAACATTCGTTTTATAAAAAATTTTTAAAACCAAAGGGTATTAATTGGAAAGATAGAATCTCAAAACAATTATTACCGGATATTGTTTTTGTAAATTACCAAACAAATACAATTTATTTTGGAGATGACAAATTTCAAAAGGGACCTGGATCGGCTGACGAAAAAATTGAGACAGCTCATTTTAAACGCTTTCTTTTGACAACATTATGTGAAGATTTGGGGTATGATATTGATTATTTTTACTTACTTAGTGATTGGTTTCTAAAAGAAAAATACGACACCGTAAAAAAATACTTAAATAAAGAGGGGTTTAAATATTACTTCAATGAATTCCCAATTGAGCACATATGCATTTAAATTATAATATATTGTAAAACACATTAAAGAAATATTTATGAAAAGAAAAAAGAAAGAAAATATGGAATCACAAGATAAAAGATATATGTTATTTATTTTTGGTGATTTCACTGAAATAGAAAACTTTATTGAAGACATTTCGTATCAGTTAGTTACGGTTATATCATCCAAATTTTTAAAATTCAATTATGGTGAATTTGGTATGACTTTACACTTTAGAACGAAAGAAACATTTGAAGACCTGAAAGAATATGTTGATATGTGTTTAGAGGATTTAGTTGAACAATACTTTTTGATAGAAGCAACTGAAAACGTAGACATCAAAATGGATAGAAAATTGAAGAAAGATTTTTTAAATATTGACGGAGTAAAAGTAGAAAATAAGAACAAAGAAGTAGACACAGAAAAATTAAGTGAAGAAAAAAGAAATAAAATTAGTGGTATGATGGATTTTATGGTACCTTTGTCGGAAGATATTTTTAATTTTCCAATTAGGTTCAATGTTCCACCGGCACTAAAACCAACAACGGATGAAATTTTAGATAAAATAACAGAGAAAGGAATTGAGTCATTAACAACAGAAGAGAAACAAATTTTAGACAACTATGGAAAAAGACAAAATGGGAGAGATTAAATCAACTAACCCTTTAAATCAGGATGAAATCCAATTTTATTTAAAGGACATTAGAAAATTAAAAGTTATGACACCCGAGAGAGAACGGGCCTTAGGCGAAAGAATCGCTTCGGAAGATTGTTCACAACGTGAAAAAGATGCAATTCAAAAAGAAATGCTTGAGGGTAACTTACGTTTTGTTATCACAGTGGCAAAACAATATCAAAATCAAGGTGTTGATTTATCTGATTTAATTGCTGAAGGGAACTTTGGATTAATGAAGGCGATTAAAAACTTTGATTGGACAAAGAAAAACCGATTCATTTCATATGCGGTATGGTGGATTAAACAATCAATTCTACAATCACTAAACGATAATTCACGCACTATCCGACTTCCGGTTAATGTTGTTCAGGATATGCAAAAAGAAAAACGTGAAAACGAAAAAACAAATAAAGATTTGTCGGATAAGTTTGCAAACCTACCAAGAATGATTGACTTGGATATGCACATCAATGAGGATGGTGATACTTTAATTGATATTATCAAAAATGAAAATGTGGACTCACCTGACGAAGTATTTTCAACACAGGACATACTAAAAGAAAAGATGATGGGTATTATGTCTGTTCTTGATGACAGAGAACGTGCGATTGTTGAGGATTATTACGGTATCACAGGAACACCACGTACATTAGAAGATATTGGGTCTGACTTTTCTTTAACTAAGGAACGTGTTCGTCAAATCAAAGAAAAAGCACTTCGTAAATTAAGAAACGAATGTTCAGATTTATTTGAATACATGTAAAAAAAGGGTTGAACCGAGATTACCCTTACAACTCGGCAGAAGGTGCCTGAAGTCACCAGGGTGAAACTCCCCAATCTTATCTATATGGTAAGATGAAACTACACTCCCTCATCGGCGCCGGTGGGGGTTTTATTTTTTCTTTATCTTTTATATTTATCTATTATAGTTTATTAATATGAAAGAAAAATTTTTACCTTGGTTTTTATTATTTTGTGCTCTTGGGTTATCGGGTACTGCCGCTTATTATAGTGTTGTTGGATTATCTGTGGTATTTGTTGGCGTTGCTTTACCTGTTATTATTATGGGTAGCTTTTTGGAGATATCAAAGATTGCAATTGCAACGTACTTACACGATAAATGGAAAGAGACCTATGGTGTATTAAAAATATACCTTACAATTGCTCTTATTACCTTATCACTTATTACCTCACTTGGTATCTATGGATTATTAAGTACGGGGTTTCAGGGTAATATTGCAAAACTTGAAATCAACAACAAAAGAATCAAAAACGTTGAGGTTAAAAAGGGTCGTTTTGACGAAATTAAAGTAGAACTCCAAAAAGAAAAAGAGGTATTAGATAAAGACATCTCAAAATTACGTGATGGGTTATCTAATAATACTACAACCCAAACTGTTGATAGAAAAACGGGACAACTTATTACAAAGGCAAATAATGCTAACCGTAAATCATTTGAGGACCAATTAAAACTTACCACAGAAAATAGAGATAAGGTGTCCACTCGTATTGATGCTATGAACGATAGTATCACTAAATTGGATATTGATATACTCAATATGGAATCTGCAGAACTTGAAGAAAGCGAATTAGGTTCTATTAAATATATTAGTGAGATTTCAGGTTGGGATGTTAAAAAAGTTGCGAACCTTTTCATTTTACTTTTAATATTTGTGTTTGACCCCCTTGCAATTACATTAGTTATTGCAACTAATCAAGCATTTAAAAAACGTAGAAAAGAAGATAATACCGTACAAGATACCATACATGATACCATACATGATACCCCCCAAGTTGATATTGATGAGTTAAGTAAAGAAGCGGGTAGAATAGAATTAGAAGAAATCCAAAAAGAAAAATACACACCAACAGAGGAAGACTTAGAAAAGTTAGAAAAAGTGTTAGAAGGTAATTATCCAATATGGGATAAAATACATGAAGAACCAATATCACCAACTGAAGATGAATTAAAAAAATTAGAAGAGTTGTTGGATTTACAAGTTAAAGATGATAGAGAAGACCATGAATTTTTTGAAAGAGAGTATTACGAGATAAAAGAAGAAAAAAATACAGAAATAGAAACGGAAGAAAAAGAGGTAGAACAAACACAACAAGTTGTTGAAGAAAGACAACCTAAAAAATTATCATATCTTAATCGATCCGCAAATGGAAAATCTTTACGAATTAACAGAATTTAAACCTGTAGGTAAAAATAATAAAAAAACTCAGATAATTCTTTCTGACACTAAAAGAGATTGTAAAAACTATATCCAATCATTAAGATATAGATATAATAATAATAATCCCTATCTACCACATTATGTTATTAGTAAAACTGGTGAAGTTTATAACATAATAGACCCCAAAATGTATTCAAATTACATGGAAAATGATGAATACGATAAAAAATCTATAATAATTTGTTTAGAGAATTTTGGTTGGTTAAAAAAAAATACACTAGATACTTCGTATAGTAACTGGATAGGTGATATTTATAGAAAAAAGGTTTACGAAAAAAAATGGAGAGGATATTTTTTTTGGGACAAATATGAAGATAAACAGATTGAAAGTCTTACTACGTTAATAAAAGAACTTTGTAATGAGTTCAAAATCCCAACAGAATGTTTGGGACATAACGTAAGACAAGATGGTGTTGAGAACTTCAAAGGTATTGTCACAAGAAGTAATTATGATTCTTATTATAAAGACGTAAACCCAGCATTTGATTTTAAACTATTAAAAGAACTACTGAAAGATGATTAATGAAAATGACCAATTTAAAACACTCCTTAAGCGAGCAAGGGTTTTAATGGAACAACCTGAAGCAACCAACTTAGCCAAAAGTATTGAAAATAACATTGAAGATAATGATGTTGAATATGAGGAGGCAGAAAAAAATGTTGACACTGAAAATGTAAAAAAAGATAAAAGTAAAACTTATCGTATTTCAGGTGGGCTTTTGACTTTACATGGTAAAGAAAAAAGAGATATAGAATTAACAACAGAAGAAAAAACTGCGTTCCAAGAAACTATGGATGAGTTTGTTTCTGAAGTGTCTGACTTGTCTGATTTTGGTGTATTAAACATGTACCCAAATGAGGTACAATGGAGTGGTAAAGTAATCGACTTTGATTTGGAGTTTTTCTATTCTATTGGTGAAAACAATGGTGTATATATTAATGGGGATATGATTAAATTGGATGATAAATTAACGGAATTAGTTGATAAACTAACATCTTTTTATGAAAAATTTAAATCTAAATGGGCTAAAGTAATATCAACAAGAAAGAAAACACCAACTAAAACAGAAACTGAAGCATAATGGAACTTATTAAAAAATATTGGAAATACGTTGTTGGTGCAATACTAACTATTAGTGTGTTATACTTAATTGTTTATTTGGCAACACCAAAACCTGAAATGTCTGAATTGGATAAATATAAATTGGAACAATTGGACAAAGACATCAATTTAATTATTGAAAATCAAAAAAAATTGGACAAACAAATTGAAGGATATAAAAATGAATTATCACAGATTGATTCAACAATTGCAAAAGTTAAAAACCAAAAAATAGTTGTAAAAGAATATTATAAAGAACAAGGGGAGAAGATTACGGAGATGAAACCATCTGAAATTGATAAACTATTCCATGATAGATACAAATACTAAAATGAAAAAATTATTACTTATGTTATTGTTGGTTTTACCGGTAATGGCATTTTCACAAAAAGGAAACGTAGATACGACGACTATTTGTATTCCTTACAAGGTGGCAAAACAAATGGCGTTAGATTTAAATCGTTTGGATTCTTTAACTGCGGCCCATAAGTTAACAATAACTGAATTGTTTCAAACACAAAAGAAAGTTGACGTTCAAGGTATTATAATTACCACTATGGAACAAAAAGAAAAAAACTACGAATTACAAATTGAAAAAGAAAAAGAAAAGTTTGGTATTGTAGAAACACAAAATCAAGATTTAAGAAAAGAAGTTAAAAAATTAAAAACAAAAAACACATTTATACAAATTATAGGTGGAGTATTGTTAACCACATTAACCGTATTTTCCGTACTAAAATAATGGCACTTTCGCAACAAGATAAAAAACAAGTAGAAACTATTGTTAGACAGGAGATTAAAGATTTCCTTAAAGCTAGTACGGTTAAACAGTACGAAAAATCTATTGTTGATATGTTAAAAAAAGAAATTAAAAACGGAACCTTAAGGGGTGACATAAATGATATTGTCGTTAAGATCATGACGGAGTTCTATTACCATTTGTGGTCTAAAAAGAACCAATGGCAGACAGCATTAAAAAATGTGAAATGATAACAAACAAAGAGTATATCCATTCTTTAATTACCGAAGCGTTAAAAAAGAAAAAAGAAGAACCAAAAGAAGCGACAGGGGCGTCCTCTGCTGGTGGTTATAGTGGACCAGCATTTAGTATGTTTGCTAAAGATGACGTGGCTAGAAATGAATACAAAAGACCAAAAGTTAAAGAGGTTAGGGAAGAAGAATATTGTGATAGTTGCGATAGAGTAAAATCTAAATGTGTTTGTCCTAAAAAAATAGAAGCAACTGAAGCCACCGGGTCAGGTTCTGTTGGTGCGTATGATGTTCCTGGGTTTCAAGATGTTAACATGAAAGGTAATACTTTAAAAGGTAAGGGGCGTTCATGGAAACAAACACAAATACCGGGAGGTGGATTTGTATCAGTGAAAAAAGAATGTAAAACTTTCCCATATTGTAATCAGGGGGATATAAAGGCATTGAATATATCTAAAACCGCTAAACTTAATGAAGCAATAAAAAATGTATCATTAAGAACCGGATTGAGTGAAAATGAAATAAAAAATATTATATTATTATCCTTTGGTGGTGATTTATAAACTTAAAGATATTTATTAGTTATGAATAGAGAAATTATGAAAATCGTAAATAGAGTGGTATCTGAAGAGTTTTCAGGTAGAATCTCAAATATTAAAAACCGGTTATTTGAAAACGAAGGTTCCAAAATGTGTGAATCATGTGGTTCAGAAATGAACGAAGGTGAAATGTGTGAAGAATGTGGAAATACGTACGAAGGTAACATTCAAGAACTTGGCGGTATGGATGACGGACACCCAAGATTAGGTAAAAAAAGATTACCAAACAAAATGTCTATTGAAGATATTGAAAACCTTCTTAGAGGTGATGACTATAGAGGCGAAAATGGTCCTGCATATAGAGGACCTGAAGGATATGATGACGCATCTGATAGTTATACCGATATGGGTGATGAAGAAATAGACGAAGATGTATGTGAGGAATGTGGAGACACTTATGAAATTGAATTAGACGAAAAACTTTACGGAAATCAAAGTAGAATTGATAGAAACAAAAATAATAGAATTGATAGAGAAGATTTTAAAATGTTAAGAAAAGGAGATTCTGAGGAATTTGAATTAGACGAAAAACTTTACGGAAATCAAAGTAGAATTGATAGAAACAAAAATAATAGAATTGATAGAGAAGATTTTAAAATGTTAAGAAAAGAATCTAAAGTTTATTTTACAGAATCTGAAATTATAGATATTATTGAAAACATAGTTAAAGAAGAAAAGAAAAAAGGTAAAGCACCAAGTGCTCAAAATATACTTAAATCTACTTTAGGTCAATCTAAAAAAGAAAATGACAATTATATTAAAAGTGTTGCTAAAAAAATGAAAGAATATCTAAAGGATGGTTCTAAAGGTGATTATGAAATGGACCCAACAAGCTTTCCTGAAGGAAATTATGACTTGGATAAAAGAAAAGAATCACTTAAAAAATATACACCATCAGAAGCGGTTGATGAATATATCGATGCGTTTTCATATCCTGGTATGACTAATCTTGTTTATGATGAGATTAAGCCTGATGATAAGAAAATTGAAAAATATTTGAAGGGTCATAGAACCACAGGAAATGCTGAATTTGATGAAGAAGGTAAACCATTAGGTAATGTTGTACCAAGTAAAGTTGGTGAAAAATTCAAAAAGAATTATGATGACAACTTATATGGTCAAGAACAAATGAATGCGTCATATAAGAGATACCCACAAGACACTATTGAGGTTGCTGGTGACGTAACTAAGAAAGGCTCAATGAAAGGTAAGAAAACCGCACAAAGTGTTTTAAACGCGGTTGAAGAATCTACTGAAGACAAAAAAGTTATTTCAGAAATGGGAAAAATTAAAAATTTAATAGGGTATAACCGAAAAACACAATAATTAAACCTTCATTTTATTAAGGACCCATATTATCATTAGTACATGGAAACTAATAGTAATATGGGTCGTTTTTTTGATTGGTTAGCCAAACCAATGGATAAAGAAGATATTAATGCTTGGTATCTTGCTAATAACATAACTCCAGAACTCACAGAACTTTTCAGGGATTTTTGTTTTTCATTTTTAAATTTATTAAAAGACACTTATTTAGGTGATGATTTTAATGATAATAAGGAAACCAAAGTGGGAATGACCACAAATCAAAAAAAAGAACACTTTAAATGGTGTTGGGATAAAACCATTAAAAACTTCAATAAAGAATCCATAGATTTTAAATTTAATAATGATGATTCTGAATTTTTTGAGTCATTCTTTTTTGAGGTATTTTATAACCAACCAGACCAAAAAGTTAAAGACCAAATAAATAACTTCTTTAAACAAATATTTGATAGAGGGTTTAATAAAACAAAATCGGATATTGAGATGTTTACTGACATATATAAAGTACTTGAAAGATCATTAAAAATAATATAATAATTGTTTACATATCCGATAAACAATATAATTTTAAAATAAAATAAATTACATTAAAAAAAACAAAAATGGAAACATTAGAAGAAATTAAAAACTTAGTTGAAGCATTATCAGTAGACACTACAAAATTTTATAGTGGAAATAAATCTGCAGGAACTAGAGCGAGAAAACTTTCACAAGAATTAAAAGCGGCGGTACAAAAACTAAGAGGTGAGATTTTAACACACACAAAGTCAGATAAAGATGCTTAATCTGATTGGATTTTATAGTACCTTTATTTTTGTATTCTCAATATTGGCAACTATTAGGTTAATCGGTGGGTTTTTTAAATCACTTTTATCAAACCCACCAAAACCCTTTGAGATTACAACTATGGAGTTAGTCGTTTACGGATTATTCATAACATATATAATAACATTTTTAATTTACCAAATAATATGATTTATAGTCAATTTGTATCCAAAACATCTAAGTATTTAAACTCTGTAAGGGTATTGAAAAACTACATCACTTTTGATATGTTATTTCCAACCACATGGGTTATGTTAAAAAAACTACCTGAAGGTGTTGAAATATTACAAAACAACGATAAAGACGATAAAATAGTTACGTCTTTTGTTTGTGAGAATAAACTTAATCTAATTGATGCTATTGAAACGTCAGTTGATAAGATAATTAAAACAAATGTTGAAAGAGAAGAAAAAGAAAAACTATTTAAGTTGAAAGTGCAAGAGTTAAAAAGTATTTTTGAAACAAAAAACTTGGAGAACTTAAAAGGATTAAAATTTGATGTTGAAGAACTAACTAATTTGTTACAAAATGAACCAGAGGAAAATAACGCCGGAGTTACTGAAGGGGCTAAGTCAGCTTGATGAAGAAAGAAAAAGGGATCAGTTGGAAAACGAGAAGTTTAAAAACAAACTATCGTCAGAACTTAAATCTTTTGACCGGAACGAAATAAAAAATACAGAATTTGTTGATAAAAAATATACCATATGGCAAAGGATATTGAGAACTTTAGGGATCAGTTAACCAAACTAGCCGAGGCGGTAGAAATATTAGAAAACACATTTATAAATGACGGAGACATTCAAGTGAATGTTACGTTAGATGAAACCAAATACCAAAGTTTAATGAGGACATTAAACTACCAATCAAATGACACCAAATGTGTTGTATCAATAGGTAATGTTGATTTTACCTTTTCGAAAAAGTAGTTTTTAACCTATAAAGTCTTTTTTTATCAAATCCTTTATCTTCTAAAATTTGGTATAACCATTTTCTTTGAGCATTTGACACGTCACGAACAAAAATGGCATCTGCTCGGTTTAATTCTAAAAATGCATTTTGTAAAGCATCGAGGAGTCTATCAGATTCCTCTTTATTTTTTAATGAAAAGGTTGAAACGTCTTCATTAATTTGAATACATAGTTTATTATGTAATGTAAAAATATTTTTCAAGTCTTTAGATTTACAATATTTCTTAATTAATTGTTCTAAAGTTATTTTTAATTTTGTTTGCCAATCAAAAATAGTCTCCTCTAGTCTATATGATTTAATATCTAAAAACACATATTCAGGGTCTTCTAAATTTACGGGGTTATTTCTACCCATATCGTCAGTTATGAATAAACTTTTTTGAAAACTAGAGTCCTTAGATAATAAACCAATTTCATAATTGACTGGTGTCGCATTTTCAATTACCTTATCGAATAAGATATTATTTTCTTTAATTAGACGATTAAAACTATCAGTGGCGTTTTTTTCTGTTGAGTAACGTTTGATAATTTTTTTTCTTTTCTTATTTTTAAATAAAACAATTAAGTAGTTATCCTTCATGAAAAATTATTATAATATATTGGGTGTTTCTGAAACCGCCACTCAGGACGAAATTAAAAAGGCCTATAGACAATTAAGTAAGCAATACCATCCCGATGTAAACCCAAACGGAGAAGAAAAATTTAAAGAAGTTGCTGAGGCCTATGAAGGTATAGGTGATGAAAATAAAAGAAGGGACTACGATAATAAAAAAAATAACCCATTTGCGGGTATGGGTGGAGATTCTTTTGATTTCAGTTCGGTGTTTGAACAGATGATGGGAGGACAAAGACAACAACACAAACCAATGGCTCCCGATAAGATTATGACGGTATCAATAACCCCTATTGAGTCGTATGGTGGTATTAAAAAAGATATTAAATATGAGTATTTTGACCATTGTAAACCATGTGACAGTAGTGGTGGTGAAAGAAGTGTTTGTAATAATTGTAATGGTCAGGGATTTATTATGCAAAAGGTAGGGACAGGAATGTTCCAACAAGTTTACCAAACCAATTGTCCTACTTGTATGGGTAATGGTACAATCATATCTAAACCTTGCATTTCTTGTGGTGGTCACGGTAAAATTAAAAAAACAGAAAATTTGGTGGTTAGTATTCCTAAAAATGTGGACAATGGTAACTTTATGCGTGTTGCAGGGAAGGGGGATTATAATCCTGGTGTAAGACTAAGGGGGGATTTAATTTTAAAGGTTGAGGTGAATAAAGTTGATGACTTTGAAAAAATTGGGATGGATTTAATATATTATAAAAAAATAACAGCAATAGATGTGTTAACTAAAAAACAAATTTTAGTACCTCATCCTGATGGTGATTTAATGATTAATATACCAAGAAATTTGAACACTGAAAAACCATTAAGATTACTTAAGAAGGGGTATAGAGCAAACGACGGTAGTGGTGATTTCTACATAAAAGTTGCGGTAACAAATGAATATGAGTTACCCGATGAGGTTCAACAAAAATTAGAAGAATTACTTAAGGAATTCAACTAAATATTTGATTAATTCAATAGTCCCAAAGACCGATGTACCTAAAATATACATAGATAGCACAACTAAACCTTTTTGTGTGGTACTTAAACCTTTTTGACATTGTTTACATCCTGTTACTTGTGTTGCTTCTTTTTTTTCCATTGTTATATTTTTTATAATAATAAATACAAAAGTTTGACATATAAACAAAAAACAATTAACTTTAAATAAAAAAATATGCTATCATACATTGGAGGTAAGAGTAAAATTGGAAAGTGGATAGTCCCTTTCTATCCTGAGGATATGGAAACATACGTAGAAACATTTGGAGGTATGTTTTGGTGTTTCTTTAACATGGACTTAAAACTATTCGCAAATCTTAAGAAAGTTGTCTATAACGACTTCAACCCACTTAACTATAATTTATTTCAATGTGTCAAGAATCCTGAAAGACTATTGGAATCGATTAATGCTATACCATGTCAACAATTTGGTGAGGATATCACGCCATCTATATATAAAGAACAGTTTGTAAGGTTTCAGGCTGAAATATTTGCTGAAAATTTCAGCGTAGAACCTGGCAATTATGATGTGGCTGCAAAGTATGCTTATGTGTTAACACAAGTATTTAGTGGTAGTAAACCTGAAACCAGTTCATTCATTGACTTAAAAGGTAAATACAAATCAAAGTACCTTACATTTAGAGACAAGTTGTCTAAACCTGAATGGGTTGAACATTTCTTGAAAATAACTGAGGTTGAGAATATGGACTTTGCAGATGTGATTGCAAAGTATGACTCACCAACAACATATATTTATTTGGACCCACCATATTGGAAAACGGAAAACTATTACAATAACCATGACTTCGACAGAGAAGACCATGAAAGACTTGCAAACGTTCTACACAATATTAAAGGTAAGTTTAGTTTATCTTACTACGATTTTGAGTTATTACATGAATGGTTCCCTGAAGAACAATATCGTTGGGAAAAGAAAGAGTTTGCTAAAGCGGCGGCAGCAAAAAAAGGAACAAAACAAAATATGGGTGAAGAACTATTAATAATGAACTACTAATTTATTGTTTTTCTTAACTTTGTAATATTTATATAATAAAATATACGACAATGGCTATTCGATTTACCAGCATACTTAAAGACTTAATTATTGAGAGTTCAAGATTTCAAGTTTTATTCGACAAATTTGTAAAACCAAAAGAAAAGGGTTCAAAAGGGTTGTTACCTTTCGAAACGTTAGTGGCTATAATTGCTGCTGACCCTACATCAAGATTCCCTGAAGGAAAAGATATTGATGAACTTAGACCTGAAGACATGGAAAATGTTAAGATTGGTAAATATGCTCAATGGATATTGAAAAACTTTACAATGCCGTCTTTACCTGCTGACCACCCATTAAAGGTTTCTGATCCAAAATCAGGTCAATATAAATCAGCTTTAAAGCAATTCCAAGATTTGTTCTTGGAGGATTTATATAAAGTTACTGGTGATTTACAAAAATTTGAAAGATTTAAGAATCGTTTACCACAAGAGGCAAGAGACATCAATAAATTAACACCAGCAACTTTATACGACCAAGTTAAAGACTTCAGTTTAGATAAAACTAAAGCAACTAAAGACGAGAAAAAAGAAGCATCAAAAACATACCAACATCCAGGTGGTGATGTTGTTTATCGTGGACAAGATTGGACTATCGTTAAGATTGAGGACAAAGGCCAATTGGGTAAGGATGCTGCATGTTTTTATGGTGGTTCATATCAAGAGCCGGGTAAAGGTGAAACTAGATGGTGTACATCATCACCTGGTTTAACTTGGTTTGACCGTTATATTAAAGACGGACCATTATATGTTGTTATTCCAAACAAAGGTCAAAAACATACAGGAGATAAAGAATATGGTGATGTTTCTGGACTTCCGGCACTTCGTTACCAATTCCACTTCCCATCAAATCAGTATATGGATCCATCGGATAGACAAATTGATTTGGTTGATTTCTTAAATACTAATGAAGAAGGGATGAAAGAATATTTCAAACCACAATTCATGAAAGGTTTAACTGCGAATGAAGGTAAAAAGGTGACGGTTAACTACCCTGGAGATTCTTCATCTAAATTTATTGCACTTTACGGATTCGATGAATTCTTTGAAACTTTACCAGAAACAATCCAAAGACTTGAGTTTATTGCTAAGTCAGGATCAAAATTAGATTTAAATATTCCGGCATCCATAGGTAATTTTAGAGAATTAACAGCAATCCACTTGGTTGGTTGTGTCGCTTCCATACCTGACACTATTTGTAACTTACAAAAATTACAATTCTTGTCGTTACCTGAAAACCCTAATTTACAAAGACTACCGGAATGTATTGGTAGTATGCCAAGACTTTCAGTTGTTAACATTAAGGGAAGTAATCAAAACGCTATTCCAGTAAGTTTACAAGCAAGAGTAGACACGGATGAAGTACATTTATTTGTTTAATTGGTTAAAGTTTATTATATTTGTTTTTTTAAATTATAAGTTATGGGAAACGTTGATATTGAAATTTACATGAACAATTTTGTTGGATTCTTTAAAAAAAATCCGGACCAGTTAAAAATTTTAATTGGTGAAATTAATCCTGAAGACTTTTATTCTGAGATTAAAAGTATCGCAGAAAAAAACTTATTAGATGAAAAGGAAATTGTACCAACACGAAAACAAATGGTTGATTTGTTAGTTGGAATGAACACCAACAAAAACAAAAAACAAATTACAGATGTGGTCATACCGTTTATGGAACACCACATGGGTAAAATCATTATGAATTAAAAAAATATCTATCCCCCGGTTGAATAAGTCGGGGGTTTTTTGTATCTTTGTTTTATGTTAGAAGTAGAAGGTAAAACATTTCATAAGTTAGTTGAGAAAAAAAGTTATAGGACTGAACTATATCATAATTTTTGCAACATATCTCAAAAAGACACAAATAGTCTTGGATATAAAAATTTACTAAACTTATATGTTACCAAAAATGGGGACAGATTTTTTTCTGATACCCAATGTTTTACAGAAGAAGATTTTGTTAAAAATTTTGGAAATCCATGTGCTACAGTTAATTTTAATAGACAAAGATTATTTATAGAAGAAGGCGATGATAAGATATCAATAAAATTTCAGACTCACCGAAAAAGTAGAGGTGTAGGGTCCAAGTACTTCTCAGAAAGAAAGTCCACAAACTACCTTACCTTCAATTTCAAAAAGAAAATGTTTTATTCAGGAACATTCTCCACTAAAAAAAAGAAAGTTATTGGGGGCAGTATGAAGGTAAACCCAACATATTTTGCAATTGAAAGTTTTTTAAGAAATCTTATAATTGATGAAAGTGTTAAAGTAGACCAGTATCTTTATTTTTTCTTAGAAAAGATTTGGGATAGAATGGGAATTGAAAACCCACAAAACTTTCAGTGGGATTGCATGAGGTCTTTTTATAGTTTAACTTACTATTTGGTTAATGGTATTAAAATCCCAAACAATTGGAGAAAATTCACAGGCACATTCTTTTCTAAAAAAGAATTGAAGAAGTTTGATATGAACTTAGTTGATACCGCGATGGATAAACTAAAACTCAAAGGATCCAAAGTTAAACAGATTTTTAATGAAATGGATTGGGTTGACTTTGATAAATTGAATATGACTTACAACCTTTTGGGTATTGATAGATTTAATAAAATTGAAAATAAATACTTTTACGAGTATTATAGCAACGACGAAATCGGCATACCAATAGAGGATAATAAAATGGGAAGATTTTTTGAATGTTTTTATGATCAATATAATCAATACCAACATAATAGAATGTCAACACCTTTAACTTCAAAAGAAAAAGATAGAATTTTAGACTTGATAAAATACTTTTACGGACATAATAAGTGGTCAATATTACTTGACCATTTAGATATGAAAAGGGATTTATTAAATCTTGGTGAAGATGTAAAATTCAAGTTCACAAACATCAGTAGTTTTAATTTAGAACACGAAGAGTTTAGTCGTCTTTTACAATCATATAGAAAAGGTGAGGTTGAACGATTCTATGGTGATGTAGATAGTTTAGAAACACCTATCGAACACGAAGGAGAAACATATTACCCGGTACTTCTTCGTAAAACTATGGATTATGAAAAAGAATCACAACACCAACGAAATTGTGTTCGTAGTTATTCAGAAAGACCAGATTGTTTGATATTCTCAATCCGTAAAGAATCAACAGATAGCGATGAAAGAATTACTGTGGAATACCAATATAGAAAAAATGAGATATTGAATGTCCAAGAAAGAGCAAAGTTTAATGAAACACCATCAGTTGAGTTTTCACATGTTGCTAAAATACAATTGGCAAATATCAATTTGATGTATAAGTCGGGAACTTTAAAACTACCAAAGATGATTAAAAAATATCGTAGTGGTAAAGAGATTGAACAACGGGCAACATTTGATAACGAGACCGAGGTTAATGGGTCAAAAATAATTTCTATGGTACCACATTGGGATACATATACTCCTGAGTTATCTTATTGGCAAGATGAATTACCTAATTGGAATGACTACAGACCTATGGGTATACCGGTAGAACCTAATTTAGACTTTGAAGATTTACTACCGTAATTATATTTATATCATTATCTTATGGAAAATGAAAAATTAATCCCTGACCATGTTTTTGAAACGTTTAAAAACAAGTTTAAAACTGAAACATATCCTAATATTATTAGAACAAGAAACATCACAAAAGATGGTTTAAATATTTTAACTAATAAGAATAAAGTAATTTGGTCATTCACGGTTTATGACCATAGTGAATTTAATTATATAGAAGGTAATATATGGTGGGGTAATTACGACGTATTAATATATTTTAAAAAAATAGAAAATGATTCAACATATAAAGTATTTATCTTAACAACCGACTTAAATCAAATTAGCTTGTTGTTAATGGGTCTAAATAAATTTTTCACAATCGATAAAATATGAAAATTGCAGTAGTCTACACAATGAAAGGTTGTCCACATTGTGTACATATCAAAGAAGAACTTAAAAAAAATAAAATAACATTCATTGAAAGAGATATTCAAGAATACGAAGAGGAGTATGATGAGTTTGTGAAAGTTGTTGAAAATGAATATGTTCCAGCATTAATGTTATTAACTTTAGATGACAGTGATAATGCTCATAATGTTAAATTACTTGCACCTGATAGAGACTACCAAGACATATTTGAAGGGGTGGAGTTAGTTAAAGACTACCTTTTAAAGTAAAATAAAGTCGTTTAAGTAACTTAATTGTTTAAATGGGTATGATTCATCGGTACCCATTATAAGTTCTTCTAAATCTTCTATATCTCCAAATTTAGTGTTTAGTGACTCAACATCAAATGGGAACACATCTAAAACTAACGACTCTAACCATTCTGTTTTAACAATATGATTATCATTATGTAAAACAAAATTAACGGTTAAATTATTCATTTCATTAATATTAACGTCAGAATATAAGGACACATCTAATTTTTTACTAATTCCAAGTTCAAATATGTGATTTTTAATTGACCACAATAGGAAATGGTATAGTCTGTTATTATTTGATAATCCGTATACTTTATCTGATATATAAATTTCTTGTGAAAAATCAGATTTTACTAAAACGTATTCAGGGAATTGTTCTTCTAAAATAGTAATGACGGTTGAAAGTTGTTCTGATGAACAATCATAATAAACGTGATTAGTTCTTTCTTGTAATTTAAAATTAAAATACACTTTTTCTTCGGTGTACTTATTTAATTTTTGTTGTAGGGATTGGTATTTTTTTTCTTGTGATTTAATAAAAACCTCTTTAAGGTTTAATGGTTCTTGGTCGACCACTTTGTTATATAGTATAGAATCAATAACTCTTACTTTATTAGATAGTTCCGTATCATATTTTTTTAAGTAATTTTGAAATAACTCGGCTAAGTTTATTACTTCGTTATATGTTGTTGTACCTTTTACAATAAAAAAATTCCTGACGTTAATTACCGAAATATCAGTTTTAGCGTCAGGAAGTTTATTGTTAATTTCTTTTACGATCAGGTTTGCAAATATGTTACATAGATTCTTACCATCTAAAAAATTATAGAATTCAATATAATTCATTTTGTTTTTATTAGTGTTTATTTTTATTAATACTATTGAAAATATATTTTAAGTTAAACACTTAAACAAAATTATTATTTCTTCTTGTAATATTTCTCTACAATTTTTGTAACCGCTTGTTTTACCGTCTCATTATTTTGTTGTTGTTGTGTTTGAGCTGGTTGTTGTGGTTGTGTTGTTTCTTGACCTTTTTTACATCCGCATCCCATGATTAAAAATTTTAATAAGTTTATTTGTTATATAAATATTTGATAACTATAAAAGTATCATTTGTAAATGGAAAGTATTTATATTATATGTCAATAAAAAATATTATTAAAAATATGGTATTAGAACAGTCAGAAGAGTGGGTTGATATCGCACCTGAAGATTATATCGATTTATTAAAATACGTTAATGGTGACGGAGCATTAATTAAACGGTTACCTGATTATAGAGGTAAGAAAATTAAAATTACCGGTAAATTAGACTTGAGTAGTAATAAAACGGTATCAAACATTGATAGTATTGATTATGTTGACGGGGATTTAGATATTGGATACACAAATATAACATATTTTGATAAAAATAAAGTTAAGGGTAGATTAAACTATTGGGCTAGTACGATGTATCAAATCGAAAGAAAAAAAATACTAAAAGAAAAATTAAATGAACTCCAAGAATATAGAGAAAATAAAGAATGGGACATAAATAATGGTGATGATATTTCATATGAAACCGAAGCGTTATATAACCATTTATCCCAAAATAGGGAGATTGGAACATACGATAATGAAGATGGGGAAGAGGTAAAAGAAGACAAGTATTTCATATATAAAACAAAATACGGAGGATATGGAAATAGTCATATGTTTGAATGGTTAGGTGATTCGTTGTTTGAAAGTGAATGGGTTGTATATTCTGATGATGATATTGAATCAGCGGCTTATGAAAAAATTAAATCTGATATTGAAGATTTAGGTTATGAAGCCTTTGGAACAAGTGTTTGGGAGAATAATTTAGATATGGTGCAAGTCAGAAGTTGGTTATATGATATTCATGAAGACGCCGTAAGAAATGACCCAGATGCTTATGGGATAGAAAAAGAACTTTCACAACAACAAGAAAAGTACGTTGTAATTTATACTCAAAAAATAGAAAGGTTAAATTATAAATTGGAAAATGAAGAATTAACTGATGAAGAAACTGAAGAAATTGAAGAGGAAATAACAAGTATAGAAGATATTATTGAAGAAATTAAAGAAGACCCTGAAGGGGATTATGATGAGGACACAATTGAAGAGGTGATAGATAATTTTGTTGAAGAAAATTCTAGAGATTTCCCAAGTTATTTAGAAGATATGGGATTTGATTCTAAATATCTTTTAGAATTTGTTGATATTGATGGAGTTTGTGAAGACATATTACGAGACAGTGATTACGGAGAAATTCTTAATGGGTATGATGGTGCCGATAATGAGATTAAGGTGAATGATAAATGGTATCACGTAATGAGACATAATTAATATTTTATTTACTGTTATATAATATATCCTATTTTTAATTAAAAGTTTTAATGAACACAGATTGGGTATTTCAGGAACCTATTGATTTTGAACACAAACAATACGTCCTATTAGATTTTCTACAAAAAATGGATAAACAACTTCAAAATTTGAAGTTATATCCTAATTTTCAACAAATTTCATTACACCTTGCTAGTCTTAACCTTATTACAGAAAAGGGTCAGTACTTAACACTTACTAGGTTGCTTAAAGATCCTGATGATGAGATATTGATTTCTGATTTATTGGCAAATAGTCTACCGTTATTCACAAAAGAAGAAATACTTGAAATTTATAAAGTGTGTTTATATTCAAACGATAGAATCAAAGACTTCTTTAATCAAGCAAAAGCGTTATGGGACGTTGCTAACGACTCCATTTCTATAGAACCGATACAAAATCCAAAAAATATAGAACCGAAAGAAGGTTTATTTTTTATTAAACATAATGGATTAACACATCTTTATGAGTTTATGATTAAACCAATTAAAAAAGGGGTGATAGAAACAAAATGCGTTATTAAAAAAGTGTGTGAGTGTGAAGAAGATAATTTTGAAGAAAAGTTATTAGAAGTTAAAAGACCATTAATAAAAAATATAAATGACCCTAAAATTCATAAAAATTTAATAGTATTTAAAGTTCATCATACAGAACAATTTCCATTTAAAGAAACATTATTACCAATTTCAAAAAGAAAGGTGATGAATTATATGATACAATCTAAATTAATTAAGAACAAAAATTTGACAAAAAGAGATTAATCGTTTAAATTTAAATATTATGGAATTAGACGTATATCAAGTTATTAAAGAGTTAATGAAAGAACATCCAAACGATGCAGAATTGGGTAAAAAAGTTAGAGAGTTCATTAATGGAGTGAAAAAAATTAAAGACGCAAAAAATGGGATTCAACAAAAGGTTTCTTTGTAAAGAAAATATACTTAAAAACTTAGACAGAATCATGGAATACCTTGATGCTGACGCTGTCCTTACCAAGGACGAATTCTCAAGAGACGTTTATCGTTTATTCAATCAAGGAAAATCAAAAGAACAAATAATCCAATATATAATAGAAAACGAATGAAAGTTGTGTTAGAATACGTGTGGCTCGACGGATATAAACCGGAGCCAAATCTTAGAAGTAAAGTTAAGATTGTTGAATACGAATCAATTAAGACCTTAAAAATTGAAGATTTTCCTATATGGAATTTTGATGGGTCATCAACTAATCAGGCAGAGACAGGTAAGTCAGATTGTTTATTAAAACCTGTTAGACTCTATAAATCAAATTCTTTTCCATTAGAAAAAAGTGTTCTTTATGTGTTTTGTGAGGTAATGGATTCTGATAATATACCACATAAATCAAATCATAGGGCTCCCCTTAATAAAGAACAAGAAGATTTATGGTTTGGTTTTGAACAAGAATATTTCATATATAACGAAACTGGAGGTAATGTTTTAGGTCACGATAGAAGATTACTTGAAGGACAAGGAAAATATTATTGTGGTGTTGGTCATAATGCGGTTGGTCGTGATTTTGTTGAAGAACATTTAAATGTGTGTTTAGACCATAAAATTGACATTACCGGAACAAATGCTGAAGTTGCGTTAGGTCAATGGGAATATCAAGTATTTTCAAAAGGTAAATTAAAAGGTGGGGATGACTTATGGATGAGTAGATATTTCCTTTATAAGATTTCTGAAAAATATGGTTATCATATTGAGCTTCATCCAAAACCATTAATTTATGGTGAATGGAATGGTTCAGGACTTCACACCAACTTTTCAAATGATAGAATGAGAAATAAAGGAGGATACGAATATTTTTTATCAATATTTAATTCATTTGGGTCAAGACACCAAGAACACATTAAAGCGTATGGTTCTAATAATGATTTACGACTTACTGGTGATTTTGAAACACAATCGATTGATACGTTCAGTTGGGGTGTGTCTGATCGTGGAGCGTCTATTCGTGTACCACAAGACACGGCAAAAGAATGGAAAGGATATGTTGAGGACAGAAGACCTGGATCAAATGCCAATCCATATAAAATTATTAAAGAAATTGTAACATCTTTAGATACTGCCGAACAAATCTATGAGGTTAAACATATGATGACTAAAAATGTTAAAACAGAAGGTTTAAATCAGAAGTTTGGTACAATGTCAAATGAAGAATTGTTAAAAGAATATAGAGAAGAATGATGGAACAAGAATGTATATGTGGTGGCGCCGGACTTTGTCAGTGTCCCCCACCAAAAATAGAACAAATAAACCATCCACAACATTACGGAGGAGAAAATAATGAATACGAGGCAATCAAGGTTATTGATGCTTGGGACTTAGGATTTTCTTTGGGTAATACGGTTAAGTATATTTCAAGAGCAGGAAAGAAAAATAAAGAAAAAGAATTGGAGGACCTTAAGAAAGCGATGTGGTATCTTCAACACCATATTGATAATTTAGAAAAAAATGTCTAATATGGATTGGAATCCAAACGAATGGCAAGGTAGAACTAGAGAACAAGTAGAAAGAAACAATAAAGTCTTTGGTTATTCGGTTATTATGTCAATAATCGTAGTAGTCATTGTATTAGTGGTACTGATTTTAAATTAAAAAAAATGAAACTAACAGAAGAACAAAAAAACCATATCCTAAATCAATATGAAGGGTTAAAAAATGAGGAACAAACACTTGGTGAAGTGCACGAAATAATTGTGGATTTTTGTGTGGATGAATACATTGTTGACTTATCGGATGATGAGGATGGGGACCTATATGAAGAGTTTTCAAATGAAGTATGGGATTTTTTAGAGAGTATAAAATAAGAATATGATAGAAACAGGAAAAATAATAAACGGAGATTGTGTTGAGGTAATGAAAACATTACCAGAAGGGTCTGTGGATTTAATTGTAACATCCCCACCTTATGGTGTTGGAATTGCGTACGATGTACATGAGGATGATGTTGAATTTAACGAGTATGTTGAGTTTGCCAAAAATTGGTTAAGTGAGGCATATAGATTATTAAAAGACGATGGAAGAATTGCGTTGAACATACCCTATGAGATTAATCGTCAAAAGAAAGGTGGAAGAATTTTCTTTGTTTCTGAGATGTGGCAAATAATGAAAGAAATTGGTTATGGGTTCTTTGGGATTGTCGACCTTGAGGAACAATCACCACACCGAAGTAAAACAACTGCTTGGGGTTCTTGGATGAGTCCATCAAGCCCATACATTTATAATCCTAAGGAGTGTGTAATCTTAGCATACAAAAAACACCACATTAAAAAGGTTAAAGGAGAACCTCAGTGGAAAGGGACACCTACTGACATTGAACAGGAAGATGGGTCATTAAAGAAAAAAATTGTATATGAAGAGACAGATAAGAAAGAGTTTATGGAACTTGTGTTTGGTCAGTGGAATTACTTTGCAGATACTAAATCACTCACCAAGGCGACCTTCTCAATGGACATCCCAACAAAGGCGATTAAAATATTGTCCTACAAAAACGATGTAGTATTAGACCCATTTGCTGGATCAGGAACAAGTTTGGTGGCTGCAGAGATATTGGGTCGTAGATGGTTGGGCATTGAGTTATCACCAAATTATGTAGAAATTGCCAAAACAAGAGTTGAATATTTTAAAACGTTAGGTCAAATACAAGAAATCCCATTTTCATAAATGGGATTTTTTACTTTATAGAGTATTTATTATTATGAAAATGGTAATAACGGAATCACAGTACAAACGATTGCTTAACGAATCGGGGATTAGAAATATTAATGAATTATCAAAACGTTACAAAAAGGCTAAAATTTATTTTCATCAAGATTTAGATGGTGTTACCACTGCGATAGGAATGAAAAGTTATTTAGAAAACTACGGGATTAAAGTGGTTGATGCTGAGGTTATCCAATACGGAGATAAAGAATTTTCAGTTAAGAAACCTGATGCTAGTGGTGATGTGATGCCGGTTTTGGTTGATTTTGCTCACGGTAAACCCATGTTTGTTATTCATACTGACCACCACGATACACAAGCTGGTGTTGAACCAGAAACCGCCACAAGTTTTAAATCTTCAAGATCAAACATAGAAACAATATCACAAATTGTATCACCAAAAGACATATTTCCAACAGAAGATATTAATATCATATCGACGGTAGACTCTGCAAATTTTGCGGTTAACAAAATATCACCTGAAATGGTTATGAATTACTTACTTAAATTTGATAAGGATAGTAGTTTAAAATCAAACAAGTTTTTAATGGGATTGGTTGCAAATAAATTATTATTGGCATTTAAAAACAAACCAGAGTTTTTAGAACAGATAGTATTAAATGCTCAGCCATCACTTTTAAGTATTTTAAATAATATTAAAAAACAAATATCAACTAAAGGGTATGCAAGTACTGAAGATTTGGTTAAAAACCAAGCAAATTATATTGAAAAACAAAAAGAGAATCCAAACGTAACAAGAGTGGGTAGTATTATTGTACAGTACGGTGGTGGGTCTATGATTAAACCAGGTTCTTATGATAGATATACACCATTTAAAAACAATCCCGATGCTGACTTTATAGTTATTGCTTGGCCATTAGGATTAGTACAAGCTTCTTGTAACCCATTCAAAGAGGATAGGGCGTTAAAGGGTATTGATTTAGGTGAAATGAAAAATGAAGTATTGGGTAAATTTGAAAGTGAATTAAAAGGAATGAAGATTACATTTGGAACACTTAAAAGACTATCTGAAATACAAGCCGAATACGAGTCAGTTGGGTTCACACTAAAAGATTTAATTGCCATATATGGAAGTAGAGAATCATTTAACGCAAACGCCGATGATAAGCTATTAACCATTATTGGTAATATTTCTGAAAAACTTTATAGAAATTTAACAGACAAACAAAAAGACTTATTGGATAGAATTACGGTTAATGGTTGGGATGTTATTAATGCTAATTCAGGTGGACATAAATGTATTACAAACATTTCAGGTATTAGTTATCTACATAGAAATAAAAAAGAAGCGGTGGTTGTGTATGACGATAATAGATTAACGGTTATTAGTGATTACAAAGGTAATAATAGTTTTGTAAAAGATATTAAATCAAAATTATCTAAATATAAAAGACTATCTGACCCACAAATACTTGCGGCAATGAGACAAATAGAAAAAGAAGGGACAAATACTCAAGTAGTCGCTACGGATAATATCACATCTTATGTTCAATTAACCAAAGCGATACAACAAGAATTCGTTAAAGTTTTAAATGATTATATTAATAAAGGGTAGTACTAATAAGGTCACCCTCTTTGATATTAGAGTCATGACAGGTACCTCCTTGAAGTTCTAATATGTAATTACCATAACCAGAGTATTCTTCACAAGAGGTCTCAACCTCACAAGGTAAGCAATTATGATGTATTTTTGTAATAGTATCACCATCAATCATAACAATATCTAATGGTGTTATACATTCATACATCCAAAACGATTGTTGAGATTTGTTTGGCATAATGAAAAACATACCATTAAAATTCATGTTGAATGTTTTATTTTTCATCCCATCTGTAATTGAGTTTGGTGTAACGCAAACTTTACATTTAAACATATTATCATTAATGAAAAGATTCATACTAATAAATACCTAAAAAAATTAAAAAAAAATAATAATTTGTGTTTTTTTGGTTAACAGACGTATATTTATATATACCCTCAAAAAATCAAAATTTTTTTACCGGTTGTTTGACAAATCAAAATAATAGTATTAGATTTGTAAAACAATTAGGAAATGTCCTAATTAATTAATTGAAATATTAACCTTTAAAAAAAACTCTTTTTATGAGTGAAACATTAGTTGTTGAAAATTTAATATTTTCTTACTATGGGTCTGACGGGAAAAAGTATTATACGCCAAGTGCTGAATTTGCAACTGCACAGGCTAACAAATACGGAACTGATGATGTGTTTGTAGAAAAAAATTAAAAAAAGTTCACAAGGTACTTGACAGATTAAAATAAATGTCTTAACTTTGTAAAACAAATCGGAAAAGTCCGAAAAGTTCTTTGAAATTATAACCGATCGAAGTGATCGACTTGAATTAAGTAAGAGATTAACCCCCCTTTCTTTAAGAGTAGTTGACATGAAGGTCTTGGGCCGTGTATAGTCCATAAAATAAACTATGAAAGTAGGATAAAGTGAGTCGGAAGTGTAACTGATTTGCGGTTTGGGTAACCGAACTTGAGTACACAAGCGGGATACCGTTTAATCTTGAGTACCGAGGGCAACGCTGTAGGAAAACTGATTAGACGAATTGGCAATGTGGGTTGTCAATTTGAGGTGGGAACACCAATAGGAATAACCCGTAGGGATATTGCAAAAAATGAGGTTATCCAATTTCATTATTGCGTGTTCCAGTATCAGAGGGTACTTAAAACCGAAAGGTATGTTAATGTACGGGTGGTGCCGTTATTAACCTTAACCGACTTCTACCAAGGGGTTAGTTTCGAAGTAGTCTTGAAATATTGAAATGGGGACATTTCACGAAGTTGTTTGGTATTTTGTTATTCAAAAGATAATGAAGCTTAAGACGGACCACAACTTTGATTAATCCACAACACAAAAACTTTTATAGAAAAGGTAAAACTTATAACTAAAAAGCAAAAGTGTTCGTCACGATATAACGGAAGTTACCCACCTATTCACTGGCTGTCAGTGGAACGTGATAACCGCAAGTTTGACCGTATTTTTATGAAAAATCTCTAGGTCGTCGAAGACCGAACCAGGACGCAATCTTGGGGAGACAGGAGTAGTAAGAGAGTAGTTGTATCGTCAAGGGGTGATTGGTCTAACCAATCGGTAATGAGTGTTACGGGACAAAATCCTGTGGATAAGAGTAGAAACAATAATGACTCGAAAGACACTTACAAAAACTGTAATCTCAGGTTTTTTTTTAACATAAACTTTAAATTCAATTGAAAGCATGCAAAAATTAATTATCTTATCTATCGTTCTTTTTACGACAATCACTCTTATGACTGCTTGTGGTGAAAACGGAAATGGAGCAACAACTGAAGCTTCGACTGAAGTTTCAAGTGAAGATGTAACAAACGTATCGGACTCTACTTTAACAACAACTGAAGTTGTTTCTGAGACAACAAAAAAATAATTTTACATTTATTTTAAAATTAAACCTACTTTTTGGTGGGTTTTTTTGTGCAATTCATTTTTTTGCGTATCTTTGTTGTATGGAAAACGGATATAAAATTGGTAGAGCAATAAAAGACAAAGAGATATTGTCTATTAAAAAAATTAACAAAAATATGGCCATAACTGTAGATGGTCGACATGATAATCGATATGATCGTTACGATATCCTTTCAGGGTCTACAATTAAAATCACATCCGTTAGAAAATATAGAAACAGATATTATTTGGAAAGAGAGAACTCATTTGTTTATGAGGTTGATGTTGAAGTTGACATTAAAAATACCAAGTTTATGAATCATAGCGAATATTATGTTAAACATATTTTATCTAGTAGAGTTAGATCAATAAATGATTATTACCGATACGACATCAAACAATACGTTATGGATGATTTAAAATACTTTGGGTTAACAAACAGTAGCGATACCATTATTTCAAAAATTAAGTATGTTCATTAAAAAAATGTTTGAAAAATTAAAATAAATTTATTATCTTTGTAGAAACAATAAGAAAATGGCATCAATTAAAAACATATTACTTGTTCACCCAAAGTATGGGGAGTTAATCAACGAAACATTTGTTGATGAAACTCAATTCAAGATTTTTTTAAAAATGATTCACACAGCATTAGCTTTGGGTAATGACTTTACGACATACAACGGTAAAGACTTTTTAATTCACGTACCAAATGTAATGTTAAAAGAAAGTTTGGTGTTAGGTAACACCAAAGAAATGTCAATGTCTGATGTTGTTATTGCAAAATCAAAACTTGAGGGATAGTTTCTTTGTTTAATCTTTAAAATGAAGTGGTGGGGCAGTTGACATTCAATGTCGACCCAAAAAAAGGTGGAAGAGATTCCACCTTTTTTTGTTTCTTTATATATTTATAATTAAAAAGAAAATGAAAAACATATATTTACTATCTGAAAACCAAGTTGACTTAATTGCTCAAAAAACAAAACAACAAATGGAAATGTCAAATTTTAAAAAAGTTTTTGGAACTTTATTTAATGAATTGAATAGCCAAAAAGGTCTTCACATTAAAAACATGAAAAAAATGAACGAATCTAAAAGACAAGAATATCTTGAAGAGATGATGGATAATTACGTTTTAGATATATTCCCAAGAACAAATTTCATACATGAGCAATTTGATAATAATTTTACAAATAATATGTTATTAGAAAGTTCCAATCATTCATTTAGAACTTTGTATAACTTTTTTGATTTTTTAAAAAGTAGCGTACTTTACGAATGTGGATTCCTTAATAGAAGAAATTTTAACATTTCATTAAATGAACAAGGATTTTGGGACGGTGTTGGTAATTTAGTCGACTCAGGTGTTAATGCAGTAAAAACAGTAGCAAATAAAGGTGTTGCACTAGCAAAGGCCGGAGTGCAAACAGTAAAAACTGGGTTACAAAAAGGATATCAAACAGTAAAAACAGGAATAAATAAAGGTATTGAGATCGGAAAAAAAGTGGTTCAAACTGTTACACCTTATATTACTAAATTTTTGGATAGTGAGTTTGCGTATTTGGTTCCAGGATTAAATACAATCAAATTAGGAATGGACGCAAAAAAAGTTTACGACAATTGGGAAAAAATAAAAAAAATGACATTCGAAGATTGGGTTGAAACATTTAGAAATTTTTTAAATGGAGTTGCCGGAATAGCTATACAAATAGTTTTAGCTCTAACGGGTGTTGGTAATTTGGTAAATTTGATAGCTTGGGGATTACTAACTGTTTATGACATTGGGTATCAAGGATTCGCAAAAGGAAATTGGAATTGGTATAATGTATTAACTGATTGTGTCGGATTATTAGGTTCGGGGGCTGCGGCGGCAATATTCAAGGGAGTTAAAACCACTTTAACCACAATTAAATCAATTCAAGCATTTATACCAGGAATTGCAAGCGCCTCAAAAACAACTCCCGCAATTACTAAAACCGTAGTTCCATGGTTACAAAAAATTGTAACAGGTGGAGGAACAATAATTACAAAAATAGGACAAGCATTTACATGGATTACCACTAAAATTCCATTAATTGGAAAAGTAATGAAGCCACTCCAAAAATTTACTAAGTCGGTTGAAAACTTTTTTTTAGAAATTGGGAAAGGAATGAAGAAATATTTCAGTACAGGAGCATTAACTCAAAATATGAAAGTGGCTAAAGGTAGCCATTTTGATTTAGTAAGTTTAGGGAAAAAAGTGGCTGCGGTAGGAGATAAAAATATTACAAAACAAATTGTTGGAAAAGTTACTAAATTATATTATACAATCGCTAAAGGAGACACTCTACAAAAAATATTACAAAAATTTGCAGGTGCTGGTTTAACTATGGAAATATTAAACCAACTTAATTATGCCAATGGGTTAAAAATAAACCCCGGAAATAAAGTAAGGGTTGCGTAATAATAATAATAATAATAAGGTGGAAGAAATTCCACCTTTTTTATTTTATAGGATATTTATTATAAATTCTGTTTATGAAAAATATGTTTATCCTGAATGAAAAAGAAAAAAAACAAATAATTGAGATGCATAATAACTATAAAAAGTTATTAAATGAACAAGAAGTTAAGCAAGGTGGTCAGGGGGACCCATATCAATATAAAAAAGAAGGTGACGAATATTTTTATGCAATGAAAACCGATGGGGTGAACCCAAATTGGAAAAAACATACAACATCTAAAGGTAGAGAAGCCATATGTACTAAAATTTTTGGTAGAACACCTGGTTGTGGAACCTTAGCCGATACTAAGCCTAAAAGTAACGATTCAGGACCTGACGTTGATAGTGGGGTTTCTGCATCAACACAAATTGCTAAGGAAGGTGTTACACCTTCTAGTTTTGGTGCTAAATGTACTAAAATTACGGTTATAGGGTCTTTCCCTGTAAGGGTAACATCAAACCCTGCAAATATGACAAAATTCATGGCAAATCTAATTAATGGGATAAAGACTAACGAAGTAACTAATGCGAGTTATGTTAAAGGTAAGGCTGTGGTTAGTGGTATTAGATTAACTGGTGGGGCTAGTAATAGATACGGAGGTAAACCGGTAAAACCTGAAATGGATAATAATTATAATTTTCAAAAATATCCTGATAATCCTGCTTATGATCCTAATCAGTTTGCTAAAAACAAACAATTAGCGGTTGATAGGGCTAACGGTCTTTATGCTGAATTAGTTAAAACTTTACCATCAAAGGGCATAGCATTAAGTCCTACATTAAAACCTCAAGTATTATCTTATGTTGTTGATACTGGAGGTAAGGTTGACGATACACGTAATACGGGTAAATACCCAAATCCCGGACAAATAGTTATAGTTGAAATTGATATTTGTGGTGTTGAAGAGACAAGTAGCTCAACAGATAATACACCAAAAGATCCAATTGGAGGTAAAATACCAAATAATATTGATGAGTTCAAAAAATTAGGTAGAGATGGGTTTGTATTAACCGGTGCTTATTTCTGTAACGGTAAAAACTCATTAAATGCTGGCGCACGACCAAACACCTTTGATTCGTGTAGTCAGACACTACTTGTGGCAGACGAAAATAAAAAATCGGCAGACTCACACATGTCTAGTTACGAGATTAAATATCAAATGAACGTAAATGGTCAGCCATACGTTAGACCTGTTGTTAGGTGGAAAATATATTGGGACACAAATGGTAAAATTACAAAAGTTTTACAACAACAAGTAGATAAACAGTATGATCCAAGAGGTATCTTCCCAAGTAAACAAATCGATCCAAATGACGAATTCTTCAAGTTAGCATTGAAAGCCGGTAAACCTGATGCTCCTGACACTAGATTTGATAAATTTATTAAACCATATTTATAAAATATGAACATTAATCAAATCATAAAAAAGGTATTAAAGTAAGAGTTTATTAATGATTCTTGTGCTGGTGGAAGTTGTGGTAAACAGAACGTAGGAGACTTTAAAATCCCTTATTGTAACCGTAAGGGATAAATAATAAGGTCAGATAACTATACGATTATTTGTTGTAATGAAGTTTTATTATTTCTTTATCAATATCTGCGTAATGATGTATTTCGGTCCACCCCTGATAAAAAACACTATTAGGATATAAGTAAGAATCCTGACCAAACCCCAACGATTGGGTTAATTCCTCACGTAATATATCTTTTCTTTGGTTTTCATCCAAATTTCTTTTAGTGTCGATAAACACCAAAGACAACTCAATAGTGTCGTTTTTTGTAAACATAAACGTTAAGCCCCAAGCATTAACAATTTCTGATTTACTAAATGTGTATTTTTTAGCATAGGTTTTAGAATCACCACAATAAATTTGAATGTTAGATGAGTCTTTTTTATCAGTAATATAAAACTGTATTGGGTCAATTAAATCATTTAATTCTGAAACTATTGTTAATAGTTCAAGATATAACGAATCGGAATAATCGCCCTCAATAAAGATATAAACATCGTTATAAAATTTGAAAGAACCACTTGAACTACCATGTTCTGACCCAGAAGTGATTTCTTTATAATATGAATACACATCACTATTTGTTTGTGAAAACATAATAAACGGAAATAATAATACCAACAAAGATTTCATATACATCATACTACAAACTTAATATTTTTTTTTTAATATCACAAATATTAATTTAAATAATGCCTATTTTATTTTATATGATATTTATTAATATGATTATAGAATCAATTATTAGAAAAGTATTAAATGAAGAATTCTCTATAAAAAAATATTTATATGAGGATATATATGGATCAGTTGAAAAGGTTAATTTTTTAAACGAAGCTGAGTATCAGGGTAGAAACGTCCAACTTGGTAAGATTATGCAGGGAGATATTAAAAAGTCCAAGGTGTACGTTAAAAACGACAAAGGTACTGTTGTTAAAGTAAACTTTGGTTTTGGTGGAAAATCAGCCAAAGGTAAAATAATGAGGATTAAAAAAAATAATCCTGAAAGAAGAAAATCGTTTAGAGCAAGACACAATTGTGATAATCCTGGACCAAGATGGAAACCAAGATATTGGGCATGTAGAACATGGTAATAAAATAAAATATAAAATTAAAAAAATGAAAAGTTACACAAAAATTAGACAAATGCAAGAATTGAATAAACTTACAGAAAAAAGGTTTATTCAGGAAAGTCGACAAAGAATTGAAACATTAAATGAAGGATGGTGGGATAAATTAAAAGCAAATACCGCTGGGTTCTTTAGTAGGTTTAAAACTTTTGGTCAAAATCTTGGGTCAGTATTTGCAGGTGGGGATAGATTAAACCCAAATCTTGAAGCGGCATACACCAGAGTTAGAAATAGAGCGGTAACGATGCAAAATGAGTTAACTGAAATGGAAAGTGATTTATCATTTTTATTTGATGAAGCAAATAAAGAAAAAATAGAAAAAAGAGCAGATAAGTTAGGACCTAAAAGAGGTGGTGGTGATATGACGGATAGATTGGAAAAGTTAAATCAAGGGATGAAGGCATACTCTGAAGCCATTGCACAACTAAAAGGAATAAATGAAGGATTTTTGGAAACTGTGAAGGCAGCATAACATTATAAAAAAATGAGCAAAATCATTATAACAGAAAAACAATTTAAACAAGTTGTTAGAACAATCAAAGAAGAACACCACGAAGGTTCTTACATGGCAAAACAACAATTGTTTACCATGGCAACACTTTGTTACAAAATGTGGGAGTTAATGGAGGAAGGTGAACAACTTGATGACTGGATGGAATCAAAAATTGCTCAGGCAGAACAATCAGTTACATCTGTGGTTAAATCATATATGTATGACGAATTAGAAGATAGGGTTAAAGGACCAAATGGTTTCGACCCTAACGATTTAATTATTGGACAGTAAGATGAGAAAGTTTATTATTAGTGAAGAAGAGAAAAGAAGAATCCTTAATTTACATGAAGGATTTAAAAAGGGTCTATTGAATGAACAATACACCAAAGTGGAAGGCCCATTCAAAGATGTTGCTGCTGCAAATACCGGTGATTTGTATATTATGAAAGTAGAAAAAACAATGTGTGTAAGAGATAGTGAAAATTATTTTCAATTAACTGGAACAACATGTCCTGAAGGATATAAGGTACACCCTAGTGGTAAATTTTATGTGCAACACCACAGTGGGATGACTGATGGTAAAATAAAAATGTTTCCTGAAGGTTCTAACCACTATGTTAATGCGACAAATAACGGTCAAGGATATAATACTGCCGAAGAAGTTAAAAAAGCGGTTTCATTATTATTGAACCCAAAAGGTAATACAGGAAGACAAGTTCAAAAAGGAACTGACGATGATGGTACAAAATACAAACAAGTTACAAAATATAACCAACAAGGAGATGTTCAAAAAAATAAATTAAAAATGACTACAGCAACAGGTGATAAGTCAGTTGAAAAAAGTAAATCAGGATTATAACAAGTATAAAAATACTTAAAACCCTCCTTTTTTTAATTGGGGGGTTTTTTATTTGAAATAAGTTCCATATATTTGTAAAAAGAAAAGGATATGTTTGTGATTGTAAAATATGTAAAAACACCTAATAATAGAGTCCTACCTGTGATTATGTTGGATAGTCAGGGTGAGGTGTGGGAGTTTGATAATAAAGATAAAGCACAGGAGATGGTTAACATCTTTAACGCCAATACCGATTCAGGTCACAAATACGAAGTTAAAGGGGTTTAGCCGTTTGGTTCCGTAGCTCAACTGGATAGAGCATCGCCCTTCTAAGGCGAGGGTTAAAGGTTCGAATCCTTTCGGAATCACTAAAAAAATTAAAATTATGGAAGACGTTTTTGAACAACAACATTATGAATTTATTAATTCAGAGGACTATTTTCAGTTTATCAAAGAAATGTTTGAATATGAAGAGAAAATCGCTTTCTTTTCTGAAAAAGAAGTCCTATAATTAATTTAGGTTAATTGATGATGTTTTTTGGGTGACCTTAAAACGAAAAATTAAGTTGTGTAGCTCAGTTGGTTAGAGCAATCCGATTTCGGACGTGTCGCAGGTTTGAGTCCCGCCACAACTTATTATTAAAAAGGTGTTGAATTTTTTTTCAATGCCTTTTTTTTATATCAATTTTTTTTATTATCTTTGTAGTATGAAAAACAAACTACCATACGAAGCAACAGGAACGGCAATCAAAGGATATGCGGAATCAGCAACTGCCAAAGGCGAAAGAAATGATTGTGTTGTTAGAGCATTTGCATCCTCATTTGAAGTATCTTATGATTATGCTCATAGGTATGTTGCCGATGAATTTGGAAGAAAACCAAGAAATGGTACATACGGAACGGTATCCAAACTTGTCAAAATGGGTGACAGTTTGTTTAAGGTTAATGGTAAAAAGGTTTGTCCTGTTGGGGTAAGACATAATGACCAAATGTTAAGATCATTAATGTATGATGTAACAATCAAAGGTGAGACAAAGAAAAGAAACATGACTGTGGGGACATTTGTTAAACAAAACCCAAAGGGCACATTCTTTGTTCTTGTTAACCGACATGCGTTTACAATCAAAGATGGTGTTGTAATTGGAAACCCTGAAGATGCCACTAAAACCAAAAAAATCATGAGATGTGCATTTGAAATAAAATAAAAAAACATTAATGATTACGTTTTTCATGAATAGACATATTTATATATAAAACTATTAATATGAAAAGAGTGATGAGATTAACAGAAAGAGATTTAACTCGTATAGTTAGAAGAATTGTCAACGAAGGTGATGGATTTAAATCAAATAAAAAAGAAGACAAAGAATTAGATTTTGAAAGAAAATTAGATGATATATTCTTTAGAGAGGATGAAGGTAATCTTTTTTCTGAACCAGGACAATTTGGATATTTATCAAGTCAACATAGTTTGAGTAAAAAAGTAAGTCCAAGACAAAGAGCAGAAAGGATAGACCAAGTTATTAATCTTTTAAAGAATTATATTAGAGATTTAGAAGGTAGTAAAAGTGGAGCATTAGGTTTTGCTGATAATCCTGATTATGATAGTGTATGGCGTGGTCTTGAGAACGATGAGGACATGGATGATGGAAGTGATGATAATTACAGATGAACACAATCAGGTAATTAAAAAACACAAATAAAACATTTAGAACCCCTCTTCAAAAAAGTGGGGTTTTTTGTTTTAAAAAAAAATAAAAAATATTTTACAAATTGTTTGGCAAATCAAAAGTGATTACATATCTTTGTAAGAGAAACAACGGGGGTAGGAAGTGAGAGGTTGGTGTCCTACTCCCGTGAAGAAAGAAGAAGTTCATTGAAATTAAAATATTGTGGTGGTAAGAAACGGGAAACTCGTAAAGTGCATTAACCTGTTGACATAAGATGGTGAAACGAGAGTGTGTGTCAGCTACTTAACTACAAATAAATGGTGACTATAGCTCAGTTGGTAGAGCAAAGGTTTGTGGTACCTTGTGCCATGGGTTCAATTCCCATTAGTTACCCAAATAAGACACACGTCTGTAGCTCCAACGGTAGAGCATTGGTTTCCAAAACCAAGTGTTGGTGGTTCGAATCCATCCGGGCGTGCTAATAAGGAAGTATATGAGAGTCCTGAATTGTACACAAAATATCCCTATTGACATCTCGGAAAGACGAGGACATAGTTAATTAGCTCAGTTGGTTAGAGCGATTCCCTGATACGGAATAGGTCATTGGTTCGAGTCCAGTATTAACTACATATCGCGGGATGTGGAAATTGGTCATCCGCTCGGTCTCATAAGCCGAGATTACAGGTTCGAGCCCTGTTCCCGCAACTAAAAGGGTAGAATATTAGTAAGGGCCTTTCCTGAAAGATGGCTAGCTAGACCCGTGTCTACCCTTATTTTTGGTCCCATCGACTATCGGTTAGGTCGTCAGGTTTTCATCCTGGAAAGTCGGGTTCGATTCCCGGTGGGACTACGACACATAAACTCAAGTACCCATACCGCTGACGGTGGGCTAAGTAAGATACAAATTTCGTACCGCGGGAAGTAGAATGTTTGAGAGTGTGTTAATAGCCAACCAAGCTTTACTACGATACGGGTTCATACCTGTGGGTTAGGGGTGACGATCAGGAAAGACTGATAAATTTGGAGATTAGGTCAAATGGTTAAGATGTCGCCCTGTCACGGCGTTCGGAGCGGGTTCGACTCCCGTAATCTCCGCCAAAAAAAATAGTCAGGGGCGTGTTGGATAACGCACCAAGTCCGAGACACCGATGGTGGAGTAGGCATCCAAATGGGGGATAACAGGTTCGATTCCTGTCCTGACTACATAAATATGATTCACATAATAGTGGTGGATTTTTTGTTTATATAAAAATTATGTTTATCTTTGTGGTATGGATAAAGTATGTAATACCTGTAACGTATCGAAGTCTAAGTCTAACTATAGAGATAGTAGGAAACAATGTAAGACCTGTGAGAATAAGATTAGATACCAAAGAAACAAACTAAGAAGACAAAATGACCCTGTGTTTGATTTGTGGTGGAAATCATATGAAGTCGCTAGAAAGAGAAGAAAAGAAAAGGAAGATCCAATGACAGGATTCATTCAGATAATGAGAGTGTGTGTAAGGAAAGGTTTAAGTAGAAATGGATACACAAAGAAATCAAGAGCACATACAATATTAGGTGCGGATTGGTCAGTGGTTAAATCACATATGGAATCTTTATTTAAAGAGGGTATGACGTGGAATAATCACGGAGAGTGGCACATAGACCATATTATTCCAATATCATCAGGTAAGATGGAAGATGAGGTTATTAAGTTGTGTCACTACACCAATTTACAACCGTTGTGGGCGAAAGAGAATTTACTAAAGGGAGATAAGATATGATACAGGATAAATTAAATGGTTATCTACAATAATAATGAGGATTTTTTTATATTTGATTAATTAAAATGTTATCTATATACTTGTATTATGAAAAAATTTGAAGATTTAGAGTTTGAAAAAATTGAAGACGCACCATTCCAAATTGGTGTGAAGTGTCGAATGGTGTTTGAAAATGGATACGGGGTATCTGTTGTTTCTCACACACATTCATATGGCGGAACGAAAGGTTTATTTGAAATTGCCGTTTTGGGTAAAGATGGTGATATAACCTACGACACACCTGTAACAAATGATGTGATTGGATACTTGAATCCTGAAGAGGTTACTGACATTATGGAACAAGTACAAATATTAAAAAATTAATATATGAAAAAACACATTTATACTATTTTTGGGATATTAACTACTCTATTGGGTGTAGTTTGTGTCTATCAGTTTTTTAAAACTAATGTTGATTGGGTGTCTATTTTATATTGTATGGGAGCAATAGTTTTGTTGGGTCCAGCAATTGATGGATGGACAAATTTCTATAAAAACTTTTTTTAATTTTTTGGTCTTTTAACTCAGTTGGTTAGAGTGCGACACTCATAATGTTGAAGTCCCTGGTTCGAGTCCAGGATGGACCACCATGAATGCTAAAATAAACAAAGCGGATGGTAATCTACTATGGACTAACACCCACTTTGTTTGTTTTTTTACGTATATATTAATAAACCCCCACTATGAACTTAGCTGAAACGTTATCAATTTTATTTCCAACCTGTTTGTTCCTTTATGTGATTTATTTGGCAATGACATATAAAGAAAAGAAATAATTTATTTTAATAAATTATAATATTCTTTAAAATGTTTGATTCTGTCAGGTAAGCCAATGGTACCACCATTTACTCGTTTTGTTACTGCTGTTACCGTAGCATCATCAGCTCCTTTATCACATATTGACCACAACTTGTTTGAGTCAAAGAAGAATGCTGCAGAAGCCAAAGGATATTTTGTTGCAACCAAATCAGGATTTGCAATACAATCCTCACCAATAAATTTGGTAAAGTTTGTGTAGTTTGCTTTTCCTGTTAATTGGATATAACCACGACCTCTGAATTTAAATCCTTCTTTTGATGTTTCATCACCATTACCCATTCTTGATGCGTAAACACGAGCGGCAATCTTTTCAGGTTGACGAGCGTACGACTCATTTAAGTTCCCTGGGAAGTATTTACCAAAGATTTTCTTTAAACCGTCCGCAGAGTAGTTTAAATTCTCTGAAACTGCCTTAAAACCACCTGATTCATGACCACATTGTGAAAGGAAGTGAGCCAATCTCAAGTTATTTGTGATATTGAATTTTTTAGCGGTTTCAGGAATTTGTGCAATAACTGAGTCAGGAATGTGTCCTTTTAACTTCTCAAGGTTTAATGGTCCTCCTGAAGGAATAACCACATCTTCTTTAACTACTGTTGCCACAGGTGCTGACACACCAAATAATTTAGACCAAGTAGTATCACCAACGACACCATCATCCTTTAATCCATTTGCTTTTTGCCATGCTTTAACAGCTGCTTCTGTTTTAGGTCCGAACGTTCCAATTGCTTCGACACCTAGTTTTTCTTGGAGTTTTTTTACATCATCTCCTTTTGATCCATTTTTTAATAACATAATTTATAGGTTTACAATAAATATATCAAAAGTTGCGATTTCAATATTTGGATATATTTATTAATAAATAAACTTTTAAAAACTTAAAAATGAAGTTAACAAAAGAACAAATTATGGGTATTATCAGACATGCATTGACATTCGTTGGTGGTATCGTTGTGATGAAAGGACTTGTTGATGAAGCGGCAATTACAGAAATTATTGGTGGTGCAATGACACTAACAGGGGCTATTTGGTCAATAATCAATAAAAAAGAAAAATAACCAAATTATTTTTACTAAAAACCTACCCTTTTTGGTAGGTTTTTTTATTATCAATTATATTTATTACTAATATGGAAAATGTTTCGGGGATTATAATTGCATTTATATCGGGGGTTATCGGCCCAATAGGGGTTTTATATTTAAAACATTTGTTGGATAAGAGAAAAGTTAAACCTGATATGGTTAAAGAAACACTTAGGGTTAGTGAATTGGTTACCGCAAAAATAGAACACATTAAAGATGAGTTTGATGCTGATAGAGTGTGGATAACACAATTTCATAACGGAGGGAATTTCTACCCAACAGGTAAATCAATGGCTAAGTTTTCAATCATGTATGAAACGGTTAATCATGGGGTGTCATCTGTACAAAGTAATTTTCACAACATCCCTGTTAATTTATTTTCAAAATCAATCAATGAACTGTTAACTAATGATATTATTGAGATTCCTGATTATAAAGATGATTCAATTGCAACATTTGGTTTAAAGTATATTGCTGAGGACACCAATTGTAAATCCGGATATTTATTTGCCATTAAGACAATTGACGATAAGTTCATTGGTACTTTAGGTTTAGAGTATACAAAACGTAAGAAAAAATTGGATATGGAATCAATTAATCATCTTCAAGTTCATGCCACCTCATTGGGTGGTGTTCTTATGACACACCTTGAATGTTAATCACATTCTGTGTAATTTCACAAAATTAATATAGATATAAACATAACCATTTGTGCCTAATTCTGAGTGACAAGAAAACATACCTGGTAATCCCATAGATAAATAAGACATCATTTGCACTTCACGGTGACCTTTATCTGAAATAGACCAAGTATAAATTGCATATTCTGCCAATTCTTCATAGGTATTAAATCTTCTTGTAGTTCTAAATGCGTTTTCATAGGTATCCATCCAGTAAGTACCATCACTATGTGATATAATTTTACCACCAATTTTAACTGAAGATTCTTTTGCGATACGAAATTTTAAATCGGTATTGAACCATGTGTTTCTAATATCTGGATGGTAAAAAGATAAAGACTTTGTTACTTCAACACAATTGGGTTTTGAAAAGGTTTTAAATAATTCATCAGAATATGCCAAAGTATCCAAATTTAAAGAACTGCGATATTCGTTAAACTCTTTTAACATTGCTTTATCCATTTTTTCAGTATTAAAATATGTGTAATCTAATTGTTGTGATAAACAAATTGATACTAATAGAGATGATAATAAAGATAAAATGTGTTTCATAGGGTTTTTATTTCTTACAAATATACTACTTTTATTTAAATTGATATTTATTATTATGTTAAAAAATTTAATTATAGAAAAAATTGTAGATAGGTTAAAAAATAACCTAATTAATGAACGTAAGTCTGATGAGATATCTTTAAAATTATCTAGACTTGTAATAGTGCAATTTAAAAAAGACGAAGACTTTGTTGTGGAAGGGATACAATTCGATAGAGGTGAGGACTATGCTAATTTTGATATGAGTTGTTCGTTTATTAAAGATAATGACTTTAATCACCCATTCTCTATTGATGCTGGTAGTGATATGCAATCATTAGATATTGAAATAACCTATAGACCTAAAGATTTTCCTAAACATATGAATGATTTGGTTGCTGAGGTTAAAGAAACGATTGAACATGAATTAGAACATATTGAACAACAAAATTTTGAAGATATGTCAATTATATATAGTTATGACCGAGAAGATGGTGAGGACAACTTTAAATACTTAACATCTAACGAAGAAATACCTGCTTATGTTAGAGGTCTCATTAAGAGGGCAAAAACAAAAAAAATATCCTTATCCGATGCCATGGAGGAGTGGTTTAAAGAAAACCAAATGAAATTTGATAATCCTGACGATGAGTGGCCGATTGTTAAAAAAATGTGGATGGGACATGCTAACGACATGAGGTTAAAAGAAAAAATCAAAAAATTTAAATAACCATTTGTTTTATTAGTTTAAACTTCATACTTTTACATTAAATATAAAAATAAAACTATGAAGAAATTATTCAGACGTATGTTTCTACGTATGCGAGTAAAATTAAAAATTTGGTTTAGAAATCATGATATGATTAAAACCTATACAGAAGATAATGGATACGAAAAAAAGGCTATGGGTATTTGTCGTAAATTAATACACCATGAAGGTTCTAAATTTACAATCGCGCCACTTTCACAAAAAAGATATATTGTTAACAAGACTTTAGGGTTATTTATAATTATTGATTATAATAAACTTGAAATTACAAATCACATTTATCATTATGTAATACACCTTAATAACAATGATGCTTCAAGAATCATCAAATCGTTTAACGACAAAGTAGAAAACGAAAGAATTGAATATGAAACTGAAATTAAATCAAACATTCAAAACACATTAAATACAATTTTGGATAAAATAACGCGTGAGACCAGTGAAAAATAATTTAGAGGATTTAACTGATGATGAATTGGGTATTAAGTTAATTGGTACCTTAGATTATATGGGTAGAGAAAATTCAGCACAATTGATTATTGGTTTATTTTTATTTATATATAACTTACTTGGTTGGTTGGAAATTCTTGGTGTAAATTTTTTTTGGTATTTGATTCAAGTTATATGTTGGTGTTTATATCTTTTTCATAGGTACCGATACAATAAAAAAGATAAGATGTTTAATCTTTATAAAGAAGAAATGGTAAAAAGAGAAATATTATGAAAATGAATGAAAATAGAATTGCAGCAATAATAGGGATTATTATTGGGTGCGTAATAGGATCTATAATGTCCTACTCAATTTTGAAAGAACACAAAAATTGTGAGATGTTAAAACAGGAAAATAAAATGATGCAAGATATGTTATACGAAATACAAAACGACGGAAAATGAAAAAATTATTATTGATTAGCTTATTATTAACTTCTTGTGTTGGGAATCAATACAAGTACAAAGTCACCGGTAAAGTTTATATGATGACTTCTGGTCCAAATCCAATGCACGATGCTGTATGGTATACCGACACACTTGGGTTTGATGGGGACACTGCGTATTACTTTAATAGTGATGGGAGTGAAGTAAGAATTTATCCACCATACACAATAGATAGTTTAAAATGAAAACATACAAACAATTACCTATACCTAAAGATACCGCTTGGGATAGAAATACATTATACGGTAAACTACATTGGAGAATAAGATATTTAATTGACGGTATAAAAAACATTATCAGATGGATGCCAACTATGTATCACGACAGAGATTGGGATCAATGGCACATCTATAATGTCTTACAAAAGAAAATAGAGTTCCAAAGAAAAGAACTTATCAACGCAAATAGACATACCGATATTAACCGTGATAATCGTGATATGACGATAGTCCTTAATTTGATTGAGAGAGTTAATGAGGATTTTTATGGTGTTGAATATCTTGATTACTCTGAATCAAAATTTAGATTTGAACCAATTGAGGGGGATGATGAATACTACACAATGGAACAAGATGTAATTTCTGAAAATTACGATGAATACATAAAAAAATACCAATCAAGTGTTCGTAAAGTGTTGAAAGAAAAACCTGACCTCAATAAAAAAGATTTATGTTTTTGGGTGGCAAGACATAACGAAGAAAAGGCACACGATTTATTACATAGAATCTTGAAAGAAAGGATAAGACATTGGTGGGATTAAAATATAACTATAAATAAAAAAACATGGAAAAAAGAAGTGAACACTACGGGGACGTATCAAAATGGATTGAAAAAGTAATTGACTCTTGTGAGACATATGAACAAACAACAACCGCTGAAAGGTTAGTTAGTAATTTTGATAATCAACTCAAAACAAAACGCATTGAAAAATATTGGAGAGAACATTTTTACAATTTAATTAGTCCGTTAGAGTCTAAATTAAAAAATAAACAAGAAGAGTTATTAAATGAAAATGTTGGACAATGACAGGACAATTAGTTAAATTAAATGACGAATGGGTTGTTCGTTATGATAAGGGACATGAAGTAATACATTATGGTTTGTGTGATGACAGTAAAAAATGGCATGAAAAAAATAAAACTAAACCATTTATTAATGATGGTATGGAAGTCGTTTTTGATTTAATAACCAGTGGAAGATTTAGTAAATCACAAGATATGATTGTTAAAGAGTTCTCTGCTAGAATACAATATGTTGAACCACAATTATAAAAAATACAATTTAAACAGGGTAAGTGTAGAATAATGGGTAGAGTATTTTTAATTGATATTGACGGGACAATTTGTGAGGACATTAAAAATGAAGACTCACATTTATATCAAACGGCTGAAGTTTATCCTGAAGCGTTAAAGGTTATTAACAAATGGTACGACGAAGGAAATGTTATAACATTTTTTACTGCAAGAGAATCCAAAGACCGGTTGGTTACGGAAGAATGGTTAAATAGATATGGGTTTAAATATCACGGATTGGTGATGGACAAACCAAGAATCCAAGACGACCAAGAATACGTTTGGATTGATAATAGAAAAGTAAGGGCGGTCACATATCTTGGCAATTGGACTGAACTTAAAGAAGTGGATGCCAAGATTCAAATATTTGAATAATAATTTAAATTATGTTAGAAGGAATTGTTGAATATTTCCAAGATGAAGAGATTCTTAAAGCCGATGGTTTTGATGATGCGGTAATTGGTATTGATACCGGAACGATGAGGTTAATCTATTCTGTAACCCGTTGTGTTGAAATATTAATAGTAGGGGGTATGGATATGAATGACGCAATTGAATATTTTGATTTTAATGTAAGAGGTAGTTATGTTGGTGAGAAAACACCAATATGGTGTGATGATATGTATATGTTGTAAAATATAATAAGGACAAAATAAAAAATAGGGATAAACACCGATTGTCTAAACTTCAAAAGAATCTTATATTTGTTATATAAATAAAAATTAAAAACAAATAAAAATGAAAACAACAACAAAAAAAGTAACAATTGAAGATGCGGTAATGAATGATACTTACTGCCCAATTCCATTGGATGTATTTCCAAACCTAATGGGTATTAATTTAGTAAGTGTTGACTCAGTAGAATGGGTTGAGCAAGAAGATACACAGATAGTCACATTAACTGTGAACTTTATCCCAAACAACGAATCGCCTAAACGACAAGAACAATAAAACAAACATCAGTAGAATGAGAAACCCAACAGGAAAAAAATTAGAAAAAATTATCTTTAAATTGTTTGACGATGCAAGTCAAGGGGTTGATAGATATAATCACAATGGCAGTCTATGGGCTATCTTTACCAATGAGAATAAATGGGTTATTGAATTTACAAAGGACCAAACTCTATGGTATAACTATAACTTCTTTAAAGATGAGATGGAGTTAATTGGTTTGGATTGTGTTGAAGATAAAGACCTCATTCAAAAATGGTTTGAGTCAAGATTTTTGGGAATACCAAAGGTTGAAGAGGCTTTTGACCCATTTTTCGATCAAGACCAATATGTTGAAGACACCATTCAAAATGGGGTGAAACACACCCAGGATAATAATTTGTCCGAATCGGAAAGCGTTGAAGACACCATTCAAAATGGGGTGAAAGATATTTCTAGTGTATTATATAAGGAGTTACTCAGCGTTGAAGACACCATTCAAAATGGGGTGAAGGACACCAAGGCTTCTCATTTTGCAATTAATGAAATAGTTGAAGACACCATTAAAACTGGAGTGAAGGAAACTTATAGTACACTACGGCGAACTAAACTTGGGGTTGATGACATTATTCAAAATGGGGTTAAATATACCTTCCAAACGAGTGTGAATGATTTGATAGAACTTGAAGATATCATTCAAAATGGTGTGAAAGAAACCAAAAGTATGTGTGGGAAACGTAATGGTAGAGTTGATAATATAGTTCAAAATGGTGTTAAACATACCGAAGATGGTGATTGGTTAGATGGTGATGAAAGGGTTAATAACATTATCCAAAATGGTGTAAAGAACTTGGGTGCTGTTGATTACGACAATCTTAATGGTGTTGAAGATATCATCCAAAATGGTGTAAAAGAAACTCATGATGATTGTTCAAACAATATTGCAAGAGTTGAAGGTATAATTAGAATCGGTGAAAAAATAAGTTAAGATGGGATTTGATGATAAAATAATGAATTTAAGTAGGACGATATATCAAACTTCGGTGATGGACCACAATTCAAAAAAAAACCCAACAGGTCAAATTGATAAAATAAAAAATATGATCCGAGAGTTTATTAGAATGGAGGTGGTTCCATATGAATTAACAAACCAAGAAAAACTAACATTCATTCTTGATAATGAATATAAAATAACTTCCGCTGTTTTGAACGGACATCGGGCTAACAATGGAGATGAGTTCCAAACAACGAGAGTTAAAATTGAAAAATACAGAAAAGAATTAAAAATATTATGAGTGAAGATACAACACCTTACATAAATTTAGAAGAAAATTTTTATATGGAAGATGACGAAATGCAATTATGGGATAATACTTTAATGGATGGACTTAAAGAAATTAAAGTTGAGGAAGTAATTGACAAAATCAGAAATTATTACAATACCTGTTGTGATATTGATGGAAGATCACCATC